TGTCATCACCAGTTTGGAACGAACTACCGCTGTAGGGACGCCGATTGAGTTCTGAGATTACCATTGTCAAGCCCCAATGTAATCGAAAAACAAATTGAGTGCCCACAGCAGGTAGAGGAATAATCCACCTATCGGTATGATAAATGGCTGGTAGACCGCTAATGTAATAAGACCAGCTACCAAAGGTATGCCCAACGGGAGCACCTTCCAATGCCTATGCCAACTTCTCATACGCCTCCCTATGCTCAGTAGTCCTCTGCACAAACCCATGCGTCAATGGGTCAGATACGTTCCCATGACACAACTGCCTGAACTGACAGGGCTTACCGAAGGATGGCTGACACTGGTCGAACCTCTGCGGAAAAACATCGTCCAGACTAGTAACAGTGATAGCACCAGCGTTTGCAATCCTTTGTTGTCTATGTTCCTGTTGATTGAAGAAAGCATCCACAAGGTGCTCCCTCACAAAGATAGGTGGTGCCTGTGGAAACTGTTCTGCCAAAAGGGCTTCCGGCATCTCAGCAACCCACTTCTCCACTCCACCCTCGCGTTCCCAGATGGGGAACTTCTTCCACCCAGCGACATAGTTGTATTGCCACTGGTTCTGGGTGAAGGGAGGATTACCCTGCTTGTAGTAGCCATAGCAGAACGGACTACCCTGCTTGCCATAGCTCACATAGCCCTTATACAGGCCCTGAACAATCACACCTGTGATGTCCTCACCAATCGTCTCACGAATGGCTCTAGATGCAGAGTGCAACTGAATAGCTGTAGCCCAAGAGTTAATCCACTGATCCTTGTTGCTAGACGTAGACTTATACTCCACATACCACAGGGCACCCTCATGGTCACGAACCACAAGGTCAGGCTTACACATGAACACCAGCCCATTGCCGTGTTTGTAGATCATCTCCTTCTCGACATGGAGGATCTCAGGATACTGCTTCTGAAAGATAGGCCACACAGCACGGACGTAACCACGCAATAGACCCTCTACCAGTGCGGCCTGTTCATTAGCGAAGTGCTCAGCATCAGGCTCACTGACAGTTGCAGCCATAATGGCATCCTTCAACTGCTTAGCACCAAGAGGCGCTATCTCGTTGATATCCAAGCCCTTAGCGATAGCTGCTAGGCCGTCGTGTAGAATCTGTCCGATGAGGAGCTCTAGCTGTTGGGTAGTGCCACTTAGGCCAGTGCCACCGTATTCGTAGCCCCAGTAGAAGGATCTAGGGCACTTCCAGTCTTGAACGACTGAGGATTGAGAGTAGAAGCGTAGCTTAGTGTCCAATTCGTGTTTCCTCTGAGAGTTCATACAGGTTGTTCATGTGCTCACGCAATCCCTCCAACTCGATTACCTGTTCGTCACAGATCCTCAATAGAATCCTCATATCCTCCAGAGTGTAAATCTTCTGGTCCATCCTACCTCGGATGCGTTCAACTTCTAGTCTGTTATTAGCAGTATCCATCGTCGTCCCCTCCGAAACGAGAAATCACAGTTCCGATCATCAGTAGCACAAAGGCCATGAGGACCGCTAACACCATCGCTCCTGTCATTCCCGTTCGCCTCCCATAAGAAGAATGAGAGGCAGGAAGGCAGCGAGTAGGAACAGAAAGCCGATTAGGGCCATAGGAGTTCCTCCCTCCTCTTGAAAAGGTGGTAAATTGTTAAGAAAAATTGAAAATGTGGGCGAGTTTTTAGATCCTACCACGAAAATGGCGGATTGTCAACCCGATTCGCAGAGGTTTCGCTCGCCCGCGAACCCCCGTTTCCGCGCACAGGCGTGCGCGTGCGTTCCCTTTGGGTAGGGAGTGTTAGAATGGATTGTTAAGCCATTCTTTGTAAGCCTCTACAGTCTGGTATTCCCACTCATAATCAATATCACCGCCCCAGCTTGATCTGACACGACGCCTCCGCATGATCACATCACCAGGATCGGCATACGTCCTGCAAATCATATTACCTTTGCGCTTCTCATCAACCTGGATCCTAGAGGATAGCACCATCTTACGGGCAGGCACTGTGTATTCATGCCACATCTCTAGGTCCAATTTACATTCAGTGTGCATCCTTCGCCTCCATTCTCATAATCTTATGAGCTACAGCTACCATGTGTTTTTCTGAGAACTTCCAATGCCTCTTAGCTGAAGGTTCGAACATCCGACAATCATGTTCGCCACCATTATAATAACCATCCTCCCATCCATGCTTCCAAACGTGTTCGATGATTTTCTTTAGGGTTTTCTCACTTATCACTTGACAATCTCCCTTTCCTCGTGGTAGGATCTGAAATCCATTCAAATAATTACCCAACGGCCGTGCAGGGGTTTCGGCCTCCCGCGTTCATACCATTCCGGCAGAACGCAAATTCAGTGGAGGTATATGTCATTTCCTGGTTTCATTCCCGTTTCTACCTACCTTACCCTCCCAAGAGGACCCGAAACTTGGCTGATCGAGCCTTTGATTCCGGCCTCGGGGAAGGGACTCCTTTATTCTCCTCCAAAAGTTGGCAAGTCGGCGCTGGCAATCCAGCTCGCCGAGGCCGTTGCCACGGGGACGGATTGGATGGGCTTCCCAGTCGGACAGCCGGGTAAAGTCCTTTATTTGCAGCTAGATACGCCCGGAACGACGTGGGCGTTGAGGTTCGACGCTCTTAGGAAGTTTGGCCTCAAGCTTCCGGATGAGAAGATCCTCCTAGCTGACATGACCACTCTGGAGAAGTTTCCATTTGACATCCTCCAACCAGGGCATGTGCATTACCTACACTCAATTATCCAGCCTCATCGGCCAGTGCTGGTAATTATTGACACTATCCGAAAGCTACACAGTGGGGACGAGAATTCCTCAACTGTGATGTCGAATGTGATGACGAATCTGGTGTCGGCCTGTCACCCGGCAGCAGTCCTAGTCATTAGCCACGATAAGAAACCTTCTCCAGACATGGATAAGGATATCATGGCTGACCACCGAGGCTCAACAGCAGTCGTTGGTGAGATGGATGCGATCTTGCGCCTAACCAAGTCTAGACTCTACTACGCTGGACGCAATATCGAAGAGGGAAGCATCAAGATGATCCGGCAGGATTGCGACGATGCCCTCCTGTGGATGCCAGATCCTGACGAATACCGGGCAGCCATTGATTCTATTCTAAACAATGACGACCTGGTGGGAGACAGGGCCAAAGCCAGAGCACTGGCTCCTCTCATTGGGAAGTCACCTGAGGCTGCAAGGTCTATACTCCGTAGGGCTGGCTATCGTCTGGCCGTCCCGAAGGGAGTAGAAGAACACCCTGTCGAGAATCGCCAGGAGGAACAACTGGCCCGATGGTTTCAGCAGACTTAGGAGGTCGGGTAACATTCACACTCACGCCTTTTGCCCTGAGGGTCCAGTCAATGGTCCCTCGGGGTAGCCACCCCGCCAATTGCATGTCCTCCACATGGTCCCTGAAGTTTAGATACTTATCCCTCATCTGCTTCAGGTTCTCCTTCCCGCTCTCGTGATGAATCGTGATGGCAATTTCGATTCTCATGCACATTCCTCCCAGATTGTCAAGTTCCAAAAACCTCAAAAACCCCAATGACCCACCCCATGACCCACCGTAAGTCGTTGATTCTAAAGGGTCGAGGGCAGATTCTCACAAAAAACGCATGACCCACTGTAAATCACTGATTCCAAAGGGTTTACCTCAAATTGCAGTGGGTGGGTCAATTCTACTAATAAAGAGTAAGTAACCCACCCTAACGTAGGGAGGCGGAGCCTGCGGCTTCCGCTTGGCGCTCCAGCCTTGCCCCCCGCTCTAGGGGCCGTGCCGTCCCGAGGGCGGCCTGACCCATAGGCGAGGAAAGAAAATCGATCCTGGGGCATTCTAGGGCTTCCTACGGGGTATCTGGAGCCTACCCATGTCCTTATACTTGAAGTAGATTCCAGCCTTGCCTACCTTAGCAATGAACACTCGCTTCTGTGCTAGCCCACAGCGCCTACAGTAGCGCCTCCCAGATGGGCCTACCTTCACCCACTGGTGTTCTTTCCACCAGCACTGGAGGTCCCTCCACCGCTCTCTAATCGTAAGTTTCACGGTCGGCATAGATTTCCCTCTCCATCCGATCCAGTCTATCGTTGAACTCCTCATGCTGTTCTGCAAGAGCTTCCTGTAGAGCATCAATCCGCTCAATCAAGCGGTCCTCAAGATCCTTAAGCATCTTCACGTAGTCCGTCGCCATCTGTGCCCTCCTTCTTGTAACGCCCTGTCAAGGTGTATTTACGCTTCGGTCGTGCATCCTCATCGTCCCCGTAGGGTTCCGCACTTTCGTATCGCGTGTCGGTGTGTTCCTCTCGGTCTGGAAGCAATTCACCACCACTCCACACGACTGTCAAGTCCTTTGTTTCCTGAGGCTTATAGTGCCCCTGACCTTGCATTCGGAGGATCTGCTCTAGTGTCACTTGATGACTCCTGCCAGTTTGGTTAGCCGTCTAGCACAGCCTCCCAAGATAACGATGATGTTACCTGTCTCGTGTTGCCCAGAGATGGAATAATCACCAAATACGTTCTGGGCATCTTTGTTCATGGCATCCAAAGTCCTCATCAATGCATCAATCTGTCCTGCTATATGGAGGAGTTGTTTCTTGGTTGTCATCAGAACGGCCCATACGCCCGCTTACGAGGCGCGATGGTCTTCTTCTTGGACTTGGTGCCCTGGTTGCTGCTCTTGGCACCGAACTTCCCACCTTGGAAGGTATACGTCCCCTCAGGCGGGTCAAACTGACGCTTGTTCAGGCGTGAGTCTGGGTTACGATACTTCAGCTTTGAAAGCGTGATATCAACCTCTGCCATTATGACATCTCCCTCTCTGCCCACTCTACAGTGGTCCTGCCTTCATGCCCATGAATGGCCTCTACATCCTTGATAGACGGCCAAATACTAACGCAGTGATAGCGTCCATACCAGCTCACTGCAACCTGTCCATCATGGAACTCCACTCCCTCCGCAACAACTCCAGTTCCAGACACTCCTGAAACATCCTCTTTCCGCACTAACCGGAATGCTCTCACTGCTGATCTCCATCCGTGAGGACAATCTGAGGAACCTCCAACCCCAGCGCCTTCACGCGTTTACAGACCTTCGCATGGTCCATCAACTCTGCGGCAGTGCGGAGGCTTTTGCCTCCACACTCCCAACACTGACGAATCTTCCTCGTCTTGGACTCGTTCATACCGTCTCCAGATGCTGCTGAATTGCACCCGCATAGGCCGTAACCGTCCCACCTTCAAGACCGGGCGCTCTGTTCACTTCCAGCACGATCAGACTGCCATCCTCCTTGATCCCGATGTCCACTGCACCGAACTGCAACCCAAGTGCCTCCACAGCCTTCGCTGCGAGTTCACGCTGGGCACCCTTTGACTTGAAGTTGTCATACACGATACGCCAACCTCCGTCAAAACTCCGCACCCACGGATGCTGCTCGACACCTTCACGAGGAGCCTTCACACCCGCTCGAATTGACTTGCCGAGGAAGCTGTGGATACGAACCTCACCCTTCAGGACTTCCTTCTTCACGTAGAAGTCAGGCAGACGGGGTGGATTGAGGAGATCATTCCCACCGACGTGGTTGTTGTTACGGCCAACCCACTCGCCCACTACCTGTGGAGGCGGAGCAACAGGAGCAGGCTGAGCAACAGCTTCCAGATAGGTGTTGATCCTTTCCTGAACATCAGTGATCTGTCGGATTACCTCCAAACTCCTGTGGCCCAAACCACGGAGGTCTACAGTGTTGAGCAACCGAGCGAATGCGTTCAGCGCAGGATCAGGAGGAGCCGTCTGGCGAACTGGCTGAGGCATCACCCTCGACACTTCCACCGTAGGCACACCGGCAGCCTTCAGCTTCTCCGCATCCGTGAACTTGTTCGAGAGAGGGACGTTGTTCAACGCCAACACGCCATCCGGTAGGTTCACATGATCGCCCCACGCGATGACCAGATCCCCAGCCTTCACCCGACGGCGGAGGAGATCCTCATTCCGTGCCCGTCGTCCCCATGCGATACTCTCCGACAACTCACGAGCACCCTTGCTGCTGGCCTGACGAAATACGTAGATCATACCTCTGACTCCTCATCCTTGTTGACGATGAAACGATTGACGAACGAGTAACAATCCGTAGAGAGGTTCGACAGCTTGTTCAGGAACGCTGGCGGATATTCCTCATTCGGATCATCACTCATGAGCTTCTTCAGGACCTTTGCACAACTCTCCAACAGATCCAGGGCTTCGTAGAAATCCTCTGGATCGAAGAAGTCATCCTCGAACTCGTCCTTCTCCTTGCCTTCCCTGATCTGTTGGAGATCCTCCTGCTCCTCCTCCGCTTCCCTCTTCTTTGCCTCCTTGAGATATTCCTCTACACGCTTCTCAAGTTCATCCAGGTTTTGCTCCATCAACTCATTCGGAGGAACTGTTCGAGAGTTGAGGATCTGATCGAACTGCTCTATCCGCATTACTCTCGCTCCTCCGGCGGCTGTGCTGCTGGCTCCGGGGTTTCAATATCGTAGGCCAATGGTTCTGTACGATGCTGCATTGCGATGGTAGCCCATGCACGATCTGGAGGACGAAGCGTCTGAGGCTCAGGCTCCGCATGATCACGCGCACCACGACCCATACGCCTGCCACCAATGACAACCCTACGTCTCAGCTCCTCACGTTCCTGTTCACGTCTGAAGAACTCCTCATCCAACCGATTCTGCCGCTCTATTGCATCCCGCAATCCTTCATCAAGCGGTGCTGGCGTGCCTACTCCCAACCAGCCACCAAATCCAGGTGCAGCGTTAAACACGGGCGGCTCTCTGTTATCAGGACCATCCTGAACCTCAGGAGCAGGTGTCCTCTCAGGATTAGCACACTGAGCACACTCCTTGATTGTCTTCCTCACGATTCGCTTAATTGCACCTTCTGGAAGTGCAATAGGCTTACCGTGACCTGGGCAACGCACGGTGAGAGGACTCACACAGGCGGCACAGTAGAGCAACGTGCCATCCACGCTGACCATCTCTGCCTCAGACAGCTCCTGAGCACATCCTGCACACTTGAAGCTCTCATCCTGTGCTATCGCCTCCACCAACTCCTTCGGAGTCAACAGCGCACCTCTGAGCGCCTTGACAGTGGCGTTACTCACCCTATTGGTGACAAACCGACCACTGACCAGCTTGACCAGAACATCCAGAAGTGTCTCGTCGTTGAACTTCCGCCTCTGGTCCATCTTCTCTACCAGATCCAAGTCATACTGATCCCCTCGTGCGATGAGGAGAGCTTTGATGACTCCTGCTTCCTGTTCGTCGATTCTGATCACTGTTCCTCCTACCCAACCACTCGACTGATACCTCGTGCTGCATCAGCCCTGCGACGTTCCAACTCTGTGTTGTTGTTGCCTTCTGTGATCTTCATACCGTTGTATTCCACATCCGGCTTCCCCAACTGCCTCCAGCAGGTTCCACAGATCCTCTTCTTGCTCCCGTCTGTCAACTGTGTTGCAGCACTGTTGATCTTGCACTGCTCACAGCGGTGATACTTCGCTGCAATCGCCACACTAGCAGGAACCACGATAGCTGCCTCGATGATCGGAGCCTTCTTCTGCCGATCATAGCAGCTCCAGCAACGGCCGAATCTCTGATTCGGACCATCGAACACGTTTGCAGCCTTTGTGAAGCACACCTGGCACTTCTCCTCATTCAACGCCACATGCCGTCTGTGAGCGTTGTGAGGATGATCCCGAAGCCACTTCTGGAGTTCCTCGTTCTCGTAAGTGTCTACCGTTTCTTGGCCGTTTTGATCTCCGCCCGTAGCAGCTTGATTCGTCGCTTGTACTGCTTTTTGCTGATTTCCCTCGCTTCCTTCTGTTTGAGCAAGCTCTCCTGTCGATCTCTGAAAGGTCGTGTTGCGAGAGGTACCCCCGGCCCTCTCTACCCCACACATGGACGCAGGAGGCGTCGTATAGTTCGAGTGAGTGACTCTTTTTTCCCACCCCCTATTCGACACGAGGATCCCATCCACCTCGTCCCACCCACCGTGACCCATATGACCCATGATATGGACACCATCAGGACCGAAACGGACGATCTTCTCATCGAGCAATTCGAGGAATCCGACACCGATCTGGCTCGCAACCCAGGCCATTGCACGACTGTCAGACCACGGATCCTCCGGGATCTTCCAACCACCCTTAGCAGCGAGGTCCTTCATTTCGTGCTTCCAGCTGGCCCAGTGGCCATTGTGGAACACGACATCACCGACGAATCGACCCACAGTGGAGATCGACGCATCTTTCTCCACCGGGAACGGGTGGTTGAGGCCAGGGATCTTCAGCATTCCAGCAGATGCCACACGGAAGTGTAGAACATACGGGAAGGGCAGCTTCTTGTTCAGTTCCTGCACCTCTTCCAGCGTCATTCCCTTCCGCCAGTTCACCAGCCCCTCAGGATCCTTCCATGCTGCACCAGCACCCTGTGGATTGGCATCCCACGACAACTGGATCATTTCCTCCGACGGCCGAATGTCCTTACGCGCTACGAGAATCACACACATTGACAGTCTCCTCTCAAACTCGAATCCGACGGTGATCCACAAGGGTTGCACCGCGCTTGATCACCACACTGAACTTCTTCTCCCGACTCTTGATCTTGCTGAGGAAGAGGTTCGTGATACGAATCACCTCACCCACCGCACTCACCGCTTGGTCAGCCGTGTCAAACATACTGAGTAGGCGACACTCGACTGTCTTGTGCTGTGCCCAACAGTAGTTGATTGCTGTATACCGGCTGTAGTTGGTTCCTCGACTGTTGTAATCCTTTCCGGCGATAGTCACCTGGTTATCACCGAGGTAAACATGAGCACAGTGGTTGTGGTTTGGCTTCATCAACCGTGGCCAGAGAGGGTGATCCTTCGGGAGGTCATTCCTCTTCGCCCAGTCAATCAGCCCTACTACCATCTTCCGAGTGTAGTCCTCCGTCATCAGCCGCTGGTAGTTCAGCTTGTATTTGAAGCTCATGTGGACGTGGAGGCCACAGGTTTCGTTTACGATATTAGGGTAGTTGGTCCTGATGTAGTCCTCCACTTCTGGAACTTCCAGAATTGGACTGACGATCTCACCTACCTGAGGGATCTTGTGTTCCTCCAACACTGCACCAGTGACGTAGAGCTTCTTGAATGCAGCTACAGCAGGAGCAGGTCCAGCAAGTCCACGACCTGCCTCGTAATGCACGATGTCGTGGAATTTCAGGCTACCATCTCGCTGTAGTGGCTGGGGAGGCTTAATCCAACCACCCTCCAGTTCAACACCTACATTCTTGACACGATTCTTCGGCATGGCAACTAGCGTCCTCCATTCAACAGTTGCACGTCAATCTTCAGTTCCACAGGCTTGACGAATTCGCCATAGAACCATCCAGTGGCTGTCTTGATCTTATCCGCGACGGAATCAAGTTCAGAGTAGCCAATGAGGGTATCTACGTAGAAGGTAACTCCCTCAGGGTTGCTCGCTCCTACGAGTCGAATGAACGAGATGTCAACAATTCCATCCTCCATAGGCAGCCGTCCGCCCTTCCAGAAGATTGGGGTTGATGAGTGTCCTCCGGTGTTGTGATGCGTCTGGAAGCATCGCCACAGCTGGAGCTGCTGAGTCTCAGTGACAGGCTTCCACATCCTGCCATAGAGCTTACACTCCTCCGTCCGTGCCCCACCCCAGGTGCGGAATAGTTCCTCCACCTCTGGGGAAACCTTGACATTCACCATCAGACCATCTTTGGTGCGTCGAAGGCGTGTGGAGATAACCACATCTCCACCCTCTGCAACTACGTTTGTTTCCATCTGACCTCCCTATGCAACTTTGGCGAATCGACCACGAGCATCTCGGAGCCTCGCCACGTTGGCTCCGACCTTGATGATTTTCTTCTTCGTAGCTGCCATGTCAGCACGGATTGTGGGTACAAAGCCATCCTCCCATCCGGTGCCGTGCCCTTCACGCTTCGTAAGCCAGTGCTGAAGTGGTTCTTCCTTGAACCAGTAACCGAGGCCCTCTTCCTTGATCTTCGTGAAAAAGTGACGGAACTCGTCGAGGTTTCCACTCGACGGAGAAAACTGCCGCTGTCCCATGATGCCATACTCAGACTTTACGGTCTTGAGGAATGGCTCTACGTGCTTATCGTAGATTTTCAGGGCGAGGTCAAAGTCGTTGTGGTTGATGGCATCCTGCAAGTCCATCTCATCCACACCGTCCATGAGGATTTCCATCGGCCTGTCGTGGTAGCGGTCATACATCCCAGTTGCCTTGAAGATGTATGCATGCCGCTTGACGTAGTATTCAGTTATCGCCACCCCATGTGCAATCTTTGCCATCCCAGCGAAGAGGCTGAACAGGGCATAGTTGCGAAGCCAGAAGTTCGACAAGGTGCGGTATTCCACACCGTGACTTGGGAGGCGATATTCACCAGCCAGGCCATACACCTTACGACGTTCCGCAGCACCTGGATCACGATCGCAGAGGACAGCAGGGATGCCAACAAGCATGTCGAATGCCTTGATGCCCTTGTTGTGATCGATGTAAGTCTTGTCAGGACCGAAAACACCGGACCCGACGTGGATATGACCAGCACCACTACGCTTCCGATACTTCTTGCCATCCACTGTCTGACCGACAGCGTTGTAGGCGTTGAAGCTTGGGAGACACCGGAGGCGCTGAGCATCCTCAGACATCCCAGCGAGTGCCTTCTTGTCCAGTGTCACGACCTGATCGAAGGAGATTTGGAGGCCCTTCTCAGTGGCCGCCTTGGCAAGTGTCCTGAAGCACTTCTGGAGACTATTGCTGACATTTGCTCGGCACGAGGTCGGTGAAGGGTGCAGTTCAATCTGAACACCATCACGAACCACAGATGCTAGACCGTAACCTCCATCCACTAACAGTCCCTTCGCAGGGATGAGGACATCGGATGCCACAACCGTGCCCTCCTTGTCTCTGGCGAATACTTCTGGATCACAGCCGATAGTGGCGTTATCGCTGTAGATCATCATGGGTTTGCTAACGGCCATGCACTCCTCCTCGATACTGTCTCCAACTGCCTGATTCGATTACATGAACCCGAGGCGGTGCTTCCGGGTAGAGGTAAATTTCCACCTCCGTGCCGTCTTGCAGTCGTGTCGGCGTTCTACGATACCAGTCTGGATGCCCTTCCAGTTGATCCAGATGGATGAGGTCCTGATCGGATACCTCGTAGACCTCACCTTCGATGGCATTCTTGCCGTCTGGGAGGACACCAGGGAACCCACCGAGGGAGATCATTGTGAAGTGCGGTAGCGTTCGGCCGCCCTGGAGGAACTTCGAGTCCTTCAGGAGGCGGTGATTGCCACAGCCTGCCATGAGAGTGCCGTATACGAAAATCTTGTGCATCGTGACTCCTATCGTGGAAGTATTCCGGTTTCCTCATGACCCATCTTGACGTATGGATCATTGAGTTTCCTGTAGCGCCAGTCACACATGTAGTAACCCAGCACCCTGGCTACCTCATCACCAGGTGAGGCGTAGGTAGTAACGAACTGTCCGTTTACACAGCTGCTATTGCCAAGTTGGACTGCGAATGGTCCGAACCTCCACCACGGCACTTTATACTTGTGCCATGTGTTGAAGTTTGTGACAGTCTTGGTATACATCAGAGTCCTCGTTCCTTTCCCCACATCTCCAGAGCAAACAGATCAGCAGTCCAGATCCACACCTTGAGATCATTCCCAGACCAGTTCTTGGTGGGTGTGGTGGAGACGACCTTACCCAGCCCATGAGAACGGATGTAGTCCTCCAGCGCCTGACCGTAGTTGTCAGGTCGGTTTGAGGCATGATCCATGACATGCCGAGTGGTCACACCGGAGAAGAGGAAAAACGGACGCCTCTTCCTGGAGTATTGGACTGGGTTGTCGTAGTTCACTCCGTTGATGATCCGATGATAGATATCCTTGAGGACATCCTCTGGATCTTCATGCATGGAGATATTCCCGATCTCCGTAATCCCACAGCAGTCCTTGACAGGGTTGAGGTTAGCCACGAACGTCTCCTTTCTTTCCATCTTCTGCAGCCCCACCAACAGCACCGGAGATGACGCCTGCTAGAAAAGCGAGGAGGAAAACAACCATCCCAGCCTTCAGGGCGAAGTTCAGCGTGTAGAGCAGATCAGCCAGCGCGTTCGATACTTCTGGTGTCATCATCACTCCAAGCAGATGCCGTCAACGGCTCTCTTGACATCGGATTCGAGGTTGTCGTTTTCGTCCGTCCACTCACCACCGCGATTGACCACCTTACCGATGCCATCGACAACGGTGAGGCTTCGGTAGGAGTGATCGAAACTGGGAACGAGGATTTCCGTCTCAGGTCCGTATCCTTCCAGTCGTTCCAGTAGTTCTCTCAGCTTCATGACTTGGGTTCCTCCGGGAATTGTTCAAACACTTCCACCCCAGGAGGTGCGATGTCTGGGGGTTCCTGATACTTCTCGAACTGACGCTCCAGGAGGAGTTCCTTGTAGTGCTCGGGGAACCCTCTGGTCCAGTGACGGATGAGGTGCTTACGAGCGTAGGCATAGAGGTCTTCCATGATTTCATCCTTGCACTCACGCTCGATGTCAGGACCGATCTCACCAATCAGCTTACCAATGTCCCGCACGGAGTATTCCAGCTTACCAGCCTCGTCGAGATGCTGAATAGCCTTGTTCCACCGTGCAGGGGTGCGGTAGCGTTCTCCGAGAACCTGGATGATATCTCCAGTGGTCGGATTCGCTGCCCTCCAACTTGCTCCGTGGACCTCACGGAACTTTTCACTCACGAACTTGCCCATGAGGACTTTCTTGTCAAGACCAAAGTAGAGGTAATCCTCTGGCTTGATCACGACACCTTCCATCTTCTGACCGCCAAGGATCGAGGGCTTGTCGATCAGTTCTCGAAAGGCTTCAATACTTGGAACGATACCTCGAAACACGAGCGGGACGACTTCCAGACCAAGGCGCTTTGCTTCCTCGGCCTTCGAATCGTAATCCAGGTATGCCTCTTCCCCAGTGTTGATGTCGAAGATGATGATGTTCCCAGTGGGCGCACGATCGTAAGCGAGAGTGTTGTGGTGTGGATTCGCCAGGACCTCTCCACGGTATGTCCACCCGCTGCGTAGTCCCACCTCTGTGGCGATCCTCTTAACCGTTTCCACAGCTTTGCGGAACATTGCTGGAGGCGCGTCCACATGGATGATAGCTCCCTTTGACTTCACTTTCAGTTCGAGGCCGGGTTCTGCATCGGGGAAGTAACCGAAGCTGAACTGGCTGCCATCGACTTTCTCCTCTACCAGAACAGGGCGGTCGAGGAGCTTGTCAATAGCCTTGTGGCCGAGGTTGTAGATCGATGGATAGCTGTGCCAACTGGTCACGACTTCTCCGTTCTTGGCTACGAGGTGTAGTGTTCCGTATGGGCTTGTCATTGGCTTACCGAGAATGTCTCTGAGGTTGCCCAGTCAGTTAGACGACGAGCAGGGTGGCATTCCTCACCCAGGTGAGCACGAACTAGAGCACGGTAGGTGCCATTCGGTCCACCACGTCCCTCACCGTCAGGGTCGTTGCGAATCAGCCATGAGATGAAATGCTTGTCTCTGTTTGGATCGACCTCAACTTGGACGTATGGGATGGATACATCTTCCCAGACGTTCTGAAAACTCATTCGCTGGAAGAGGACCTCGTAGCGGGAGATCAGCTTACCAGTGACGGTGTTGAGGATCGGGTAATACTCCAGTTCAACTCTCGGGCCAGCCTGACTCTGCTGGACATTGGGTTCCTCCAGCTTCGGAGCGAAGGAGAGGCAGAACGGCTCAGGTGCTGGGACGGCATCCACGGCGGTTTGCTGGGATGGAGGAGTCGGAGCCGCAGGCGTAGACGACGAGCAGCCCTTGACTACGGCGGCAGCGATGATGAGGCCAGCGATGATTGAGATTGTGCGGTCCATGTTTTCTCCTTATAGACATCCAATGGCAGGGTTGTGGTCTACTACAGCAATACCATTACCAAAGATTGTGAAGATGCAACGATGAGGAGTCTCCATGAGGTAGATTCCATCACCTAGGTATCTAACACCAAGTGAGTTTCTTGGTTGTCGTGGTGCGTCCACAGCATCTGATGGCTGAGTTACTGGGGTGCAGCTAATGGCTGCGAGGATCGCAATGATCCACATCATGAAGAGGAACAGTTTCATGTGTTCTCCTACTTCTTGTAATTGATACGAATTGTTGGGCAGACCTTTTCCTTCTTCGCAGCAACGAAGTCGAAGAGGAGGGACATGAACTGATCCAGCTTGTAACCGATGCTGGCCTCTTTACGGGCACGGTATTCCTCTGGAGAGAGGCTTGTAAGTTTCTCCCAGCGTGCGTGCTTTGCCCTGTTGATTTTCTTCTTCAATGCCATCACACCCACTACAACAGGGTAGGTAGTCACATAGAACAGAGGAATCAGCGTAGCGATGCAAACCACACCCAGCAGCCATATCACAGGGCTACCGACAGCTGTGCGCCAGAACAGAGGGCAGAGTGATGTCTGAGATGGCATCCTCGCTTCCCATCCTAGGACGTTGAATGGCCATGTCTGACGATAGGCGAAACGGGCGATGGTTGAGCTGCTGTTGATTGTTTTCACGGTTTCCTCTTCCTTTCGTAGAGTTTACGATACTTCTCGACTCGTTCACGAGGGACTCGTTTACGGTTCTCTCCACGGTTGTATGGACAGTGGCCGCAATTGATTTCCTTGTTCTTGTCTAACAGAGCCTTTCGCTCCTTGTTAGCTCCAGGTGTTGATCCCATTATGGGCAATTAACGGTTGCTTCCTGAGACAGTTGCCCATTGGCACCAGTCTTTGACCACGAACCTCGGAACTTCGTCCCGTGGTTGATGTTGTCACGGGTGAGGCTATACGGTGCTCTCTGGATGGGAGAGCTGACGTTCGTCCACGTAGAGCCTACCAGTTGTTGAACCTGTAGTCTACCGACTCCGTTGTAGGAGAGAGGAACTTCGACTACTAGCGTGATGTCACAGCGACGATTGGTGATACTTGCCTTTGTGATGGGATCCACAGGAGGCACAGGTGGTGTAGTTACAGCAGGTGTCTTGATCTGCACCACATTGCTGAGGTCACTGAATTGCTGTGCTGAACCAGCAGGGTTAGCACGGTAGGCGACCATCTGGAAGTCGTACACAGTGTTAGATGCGAGGGTGGTTACATCGAACGTGCGTGTCTGTCCTACACTCAACCCAGCCACTAGTCCGAGGTCGATGACAGGGCTACCAGGACCTAGGCCCCAGGCATGAGGAGGCGGTGACTGTCGTAGGTTATAACTTGCTACACCACCAGCACCGTTGGATACGTCGATCCAAGAGAGGCGCACACTGTTAGGTCCAGTCACTGTTGCTGTCAGCACAGGTGTGGTTGGCTTTACAGGTTCAGGAGGTGGCTGCTGATTGCCAACAACCCACGGGATAGTTGAGCTGAGGGCAGTTCCAGTTGGAGTTGTGACACGTAGCCCCAGCTGATAGGTGCCAGGAGCCTGAGCACCTGGGAGGGCAGCTGAACAAGTGGTCACGTCGGTTGCAGAACACACCTGGATGAGAGGTGATGCTGCCTGAGCACCGTTGAGGAGGATGTGGTAGGTTGCTACCTGGGCCTCCGATGGTGACATTGATGGCTGATCCCAGAACAGCTGCTGACCTGATGCGGGAGTTGCGATCAGCAGTGCGAGAAGGGTGAGGTGGCGTAGTTTCATTGATGCTCCTAGGGTCGAGGGGGAAATCTTCGTTACGGTTTCTTAGTCTTCTTGGCCTGCTTCTTTCTTTCGAGGACAGCAGTTCATGTTGTGGCAGTCAATGCAAGCAGCTGTCTTACCGCAGCCTTCACATGGACCGATGCTTTTGAAAAATCCGAAGTGTGCATTCTCGTCGTGGCAGTTCTTGCACATGAACATCACACGCCTCCAAACAACCACTGATACGTCACAGCCAGCTGGACGTAGTGGAGGACCTGATCGAATCCAATCCAGCAGAAGAACCAGTGGCGGGACTGTATGCCTTGGCCCTCGTGGTCGATGTAGACGGTTTCACCTGTTGGGAAGTGCATGGTAGTAGCACCCTCAACATTCTCTGGCTGTCCCATCCTCAGCTGGGTAACTCCGGTGTATGGACCAGTCATCCAGAACAGCTTCCTACTCAGCTTGGACGTGAAGAAATCCGTCACCCAGTGAGCGAGGAAGGTGGTCACAGCGAACAATAGAGCCAAGTCACTCCTGTAGTCCAAGGAGATGAGGACCACAAAGAGGACAGACGTGTAGGCCAAGACGTGGAGCGTGAGGGCATCCAACCGCTTGGACTTGTGGATCGCCATCCAATCGTTCTGGGCGAGGAAATCACCCAGAAAGTGGATAATTACTAGGGAAAGTGGTAGTGTCATCATCTCAACTCCTCAGTTGTTACAAACCGGATCACGAGGGCACCGGCCTGTCATTACGCATTCGTATTCGTAGCGACAAGGCGTATCCTCGTTGTGAACTTCAATGAACCTCTCTACCACCTCGTTCGCTTCTTCAAATTGGTATACCTCACCATCGAACTTGGTATCAATCAGCCTAGCAAGAACACGACACAGATACTTCTCTTTGGGAGTCATCAGCCCCTCGCTCTCGTTCGAACGTCGGAGAACTTCTGATCCACCAACAACCGTCCATCGCGGAACACCTCATGCAACTGGTTGTCTGTGATGTTCGCTGCATTCTCTCGGAATGTCGCCAACCCATGAGCCGTAGGCAGAACCACCAACCTCCCACGCTTGCTGATCTTCCCAGCATCAGTGGTTGGATCCTTCCACACGTCGCGTTCCTCCCCGTTGACAGTCACCGAGGAGCACTTGAATGCGAACCTGTTGGTGTCGCGGTTGAGGTCCTGCAACAGTGCTCCACCCATCCCGAATGCGATGTTGTCAGCCGACCAGCCCTGGTCGTGCATGGCACTGATGATGTTCATGATGGTGACTGCATTCACGCCATCACCCTGGATGATGCGGACATGCGGGTCGAGGGACTTGAATCCCTTGCTGTTGAGTTCATACCCGAACCGTTCTCCGAGGATGCTCAGCATCGTCATGATGACGGAGATTGGATCACCGCTGTCAGGACGGATGACAAGAGTGCCTGGACGAGCGAGGATGCGATCCTTCAGTTGCGTTCCCCACAGGTCGTCACATGCCTTGAAGATGTCGAAGCTGTCACTCACGCAGGCAACGAGGCCCTCTGGATACTTCTCCAGCATGTTGCGGAAGGCGTCAACCTCGTGCTCCCTGCCCCAGCTTGTGATGGTAGAGTGCTCGGATGCTGGGATGCTGAACCCAGCACATGCCTCACCGTAGTATTCACTGGCGATGTAGAGGGCAGCCAAGGTGTCGGTTCCTGAGAAGTTCACCAGATGGGCAGCACCTCCCAGGCCAGCTGACTCGACACTGGACACACCACGGAAGCCGAAGTCGTGGAGTTTGAACCCGATTCCCTCAGGCGTGCCGTTGGCCTGGAGGAAGTCGAAGATCATCTTACGGATGTATCGGGACTGTGTTGCTACGGTAGTGGGATACCACGTCTGGACGAGGAGTGTTTCAATCCAGTTCGTCACCCAGTAGCACTGAGGACAGGTATTCTCTACCGTCATCATCGCGTTGCCGTTTCCACACACGGTTCCCTCAGGCAGCGCACGGATGCTTACAGGGAGCCTGCCCGCGTGTGCCTCGACGATGTGCAGCCACTTGGCTTTGTCGAACTTCTTCCCGAAGTGTGAGGACAGCATCTTGTCAGCAGCGAAGATGTCATCGAGCTTGACGAATGCTCCCTGGAGGTATTTCTTGAGGAGATATTGCAGCCCGAAGAACACAGTCTCGTCATACTTCCCACCTCGACTCTCGAAGTAGGAGTAGACCTTGCTGGTGCCAGGAGGATACTGCTCTGCGTGGCTGTGCTTGTAGCTATCGGTCAGGAGGAGGTTTGTCACAGTGCGGCTCCCGTTTTCTGTTTGATGATATGGACCAGTGGGATGTGGTTTGAGATCACGAACCTCTTCGGGTCAGCGAAGATGTTCTCTAGCGGAATGGCAAGGGCTTCGTCCAAGTCGTCTCCAGCCTTCGGTCGAGGACCACTCATCTGACTGCATGCGAAGATGCTGGTGAGGATGCTCTCAGGAGAATCTTTGTAGCGGTAGTCATCGATCATCGTAGATCCGAGGTAGACTGGATCAGTCAGGTTCGACACTCCAAGTTCCTCCCACGCCTCCTTACGAACAGTGGCTTCGAGGCTCATGCCTGGTTCTACGAACCCACCAGGGAATCTCCACAGATTGTGTGGATCCTCAGCCTTCCGCCCCATCCACACACTTTCACCCTCGATGAGAGCGATATCTACAGTGGGGTACGGGTTGTGGAATTGCTGGTTCAGAGCATATGCCATACCACGGAGGAAGTCCACACTGTTGTTCTCTCTGATGCTTTCACGGACTGCGGTTCCTCGCTGCCCACTGTTCTCAGCGAATGCGTCTACCGTGAATCTACCTCCATGTGCCTTGTAGGCATTCTCAGCACCACTATTGTGACCACAGAGTAGAGATACCTCGTATCCAGGGAACGTCAGGCTGAGGAATCTGTCGAGGTTCCTCGTCCACTGCTCATTGCTCGGGTGGTCCAGCAGTGGGTAGATGTGGATGTGAGGTGCATGCCTCCGAATGACAGACACCCTCTGAGCGAACGAGTAGGGGTTGTTTACGGTTGGCTGTTGGGCACCACTGATTCCCAAGAGGACGATAGCAGTGTCATACTGCTTGAGGGCACGATTGATGATTGCCTTGTGTCCTTCAGTCAGCTCAGGAACCTGCATCCGTGCCACGATGGCAGCGAGGGTTGGTTTACTCATTCGACTGCATCCTTAGGAAGCTCGAAGAAAGGTGCCTCCGCAGCTTTCGCGGAGACGGCGACACCACTTGGAGATGTGCAGCCATATGTGCAGCCTTCGTATGACCACACCTGTGCCCCTGCTGGGAGGTCCGCATCGAGCCACGGGCATTCTTTCTGGGTAACGGTTCGCTTGAGGGTTAATACTTTGCTCATGGATTTCCTTCTTTACCTCTTGTCGTCGTTGTCGAACGAGGAACTCTACCAATTCACGATTGCCCTTAGCCTTGTTACAAGGAATACAAGCAGCAGTCAGGTTAGGCCAGCTTCGACGTTGCTCGGGTTGCCACTGAATCTTACGCCTCGGATGCAGAGGCACGATATGGTCTATGGTTCCTGATGTGCTACCACAGTAGCAGCATGGATCTTGGTGGAGGACCTTTACGAATACTTTAGTCCTCCTACCGTGGCTGATACGGTTCACTTGTCTCCACTGGGACGGCGGGCGGATCGCCCTTGTCCCGCTCGTGTTGAATCTGATCGTGGTCAACAGGGCAGCTTGGGGTGTCGCCTGGGTGGCCGCAGATGCAGCGGATGGGATCCCCCTCGGCATAATCCACGGCGGTCATCGCATTCCTGCCATTGGGTCCCCACAGACTTTCCGGCATCTCCTCCGGCGTGTGCCGCGCCAGGAGCGCGTCGAGATCGTCAGCGCATATCTCGTACCCACGGCCCAGCGGGGTGTGCCATGACGCCTGGTTGAGCGCCATCGTTCGCCACTTGTAGATTAGGGCGCGGATCTCTTCCCACGCGGAGCGGGACGAGCCAGGCTTAGAAGTTTCCATCAGCCACCTGCAAGCACTTGATTCCATTGTCCCTCCACATCTTCACAACTTGATCCCTATCGTCGAGGACAAACGCGATTCGATCCTTTGGGAGGAGGTCGCAAATCTCCTGCTTGACGATGAAATCATCACGATGATCCCCACCGTTACGCATGAAGAGGTGCTTGTAAGAGATGTTGTTTGTCTTCAGCCACTCCTCAGTGCTGATACCCGCATCGCTAGTGGGACGACCGCTGACGATGAGGATGTAGTGCTCCATGCTTAGGAGGCGGACCAGATCCACAATCTCCGGGATTGGAGGATCCTGTGCTACTCCAGCGAAGAACCCACGGTAGTCTTTCTTCCCCCTGAGGTTGCCAGTCCCACACCAAGCACACTTGTCTGACATGAACTTTGGCTCACTCGCACGGTCACATGCGAGGCACCAGTTCTTATCGAGATACTTCACCCGATGCTGACAGCTGGCGAGGGTGCCATCCATATCCACGACTACGAACTTGATGTTCTGGGCATACTGTTCTGGATCCTTCCAGTCAATGTGCCCATTGAACAGTGCCATCCTCTCAATGACAGCTCTCCCCACACGGTTGTCACCTCTCAGCTCGTCACGCTGAACACACTCTCTGACAGGCACGTCCAGTTCATGCTCCTCAACATTGGTGACGCTGAGGTTGTTGGCAATGTTGCGCCAGTGATCTCGAACCCTCGGGGTGAGGTTGCAATTGTCAATCACAACATCATGCCCGAGGTTTATCGCAGCAGTCACCCTCTTGACTGCTTCGACCTTCATGAGATCCTCCTGGAGACGGTTCCACACAAACTCTGGGCCATACATCTCTCGACGGAGGTCGTCATAGTTCAGGCGATAGCGACCGCCTGGCTCCTCAGCCACCCACTTCTTGGCATAGGTCGATTTGCCACTAGCAGGGAGGCCACTGAGAATGAGCATCGAAGGCACTGTGTCTCTCATATCTCCCACCGGATGTCGAGGATGTGCTCAGCGATGTCCTTGATGCTGTAGTTGCCAGATTCTAGAGCTGACTCTACAGCTTCTTCTTCCTCGTGTTTCTCGAGGGGATCCTCACCGTAGTTGTCCTCGAGGTAATCGTTGACATCCTTCACGAATTCGTCTCTGTCGAACATCACATCACCCTGTCGCTGACCGTGAACTTGCTGATGTTGAGGATGGTAGCCCATCTGAGTGCCTCAGTCGCATTGAGGACGCCCATTGAGTGTTCAGCACCTTCGCTGTCGAACCAGGACATCCTGCACTTGAGAGGAACGTAACCGTTATGACGCACGCTTCTTCCTCCCTAGGCGATCGAGGAGACGGAGGACATCAGAACGTTTGGTTTCAGGGTCATCATTCCACTGTGACACGAAGGAATATCTGTGGTCGAGGCCTCTTAAAACAGCGTTAATGGCATCTTCATGTGCCCCAAAATACACCTTAAGCTCTGAACGAGCAATTCCCAGTGCATACTGAGCACAGACCCTGCCATTACGCGATAGGACGTTCTTGCACCACCCTCGTCTACGGATGATCGCGGCAGCCCTCTTGATAATGCGACGTGCGCCATCAGTCATGCTAACCTCTCCGAATTGGGAAATGGCGTTGGGAGGCAACTCCACACTACGACCGCTACTACACTGTGAGGTGTGCAGTGCCTCGCTGGGAATGTTAAGCTGCCCCCCAACATTGTTGCTAGGACTAGGGTGGATTCGGACCACCGACCTCCCAGCTCTCAAGCTGGGCGCTCTACCGCTGAGCTACCTGTCCTAGCAACTTCGCTAACTACTCCGCGCCGCAAATCTCCTCAGCCACGCCATCAGCTTGATCCACAGCCATAGGAGGTGGAACAGCTGTTGTTTCGATAATGAGTGGAGGATCCTCTGGTTTGATTGACTCAACGGCCTTCTGCACTTCCTCCACTGGAACCTTCTCGCTGTTGATCTGCACTCCACCTTCGAGCATTACCAAGTGGAGCCACATGAGGGCGAGGTCACGTTCTTGTGATGTCAAATCCATTCCTCCAGGACGTTAGAAACACCAGCAGCGAAGAGGCCGATGCCTCCCAGGAAAGCAACCATGAGGGCAGGTCCACTACTGAAGTCTGTCGGGTGTGTCAGAATCACAAGTCCCACCGTAGCAGTGCAGAGTCCGAGGAACGTCTTCATACCTAAGCCTCCATAGTTGAACAAAACAGGTCGGCTGCCCAGGGCTATGGGATACATCCCACAAGTGGCTATTACAGGTCCGGCCGGACCCTGAGGCCAACATGCAGCGAAGTCCCATAGATGTGAACAGACCGACCGATCGCGGACCATTAGGTCCAAGAAGAGGCACCACCCAGGTGTCCCTGCCTCGACCTACTGATTCGCAGTCTCTCGCTTCCTCTTCGCAGCCAGCACAGCAATGTATTCGTGAGCAGCCTTCTCATCTGGAACAAACATGAGGAGCTTCCTCTCAGCTGTCTCTACCCACCAGTTACCCGTATAGGGTGAGCGTCGAATGCGATAGTCGAGGACTGGAATGTCGATATCCTCATACTCGTTATCAATATACGCATGGTCAGGCATTGATGTTCCTCATCGACTTGTTGATGCTGTGTTGCCACATGGCCTTAACAGCATCCCTCATACTGCACTGTGCCTCATGTGCAGCAATCTTCATGCGGTCGTTGATGCGGATCTTGCAGTAGACGCACCTGAAGATGTGGAGGGCACTGCCCTGTCTGTTCCCAAGTGGGAAGTGCTTTGCACTGTTAGGCACTGAGTCCCTCATACAGCAAGATACTGGCAGGACCGAGGATTACTATGTTCAGAATAGTGAACACGGGATCCATGCCAGCGAGGCTGAAGAGGACGCCATGAATGAAGCATAGGACAGCACCAATGACGAATGGAACCAGCTTCATCGCCTCACCTCCATATTCAGTTCAGTGCGTTCCTTGTAGCTCATGTCCACGTCGAGGCCAACATCTTCGTAGAACCGCGTGTCTTTCAGCCCTCCGTAGAGTTCACCAAGGATGCGCTTCTTCTGGTCTATCATGAACTGATCACACTCATCAATGAGCATTTCACGCTTGCCCTCTATCTGTGCTCGCCTTAGATGGCCGATCATGACACCTTCCCACTCGGCTGAGTCTCAGAGAGGAGTAGCTTGTCACAGCCATTTCTCAGCGCAGCGAACAGCTTGTCCCTCTCTGGACCGAACGGAACCTGCAACGTCATCATCCCCAGCAGTGAGTTCATGACAGATATCTGCTCCTCACCACTAAAACCATTGAGGACAATCAGGCAGGCCATCATTCCTTCTCGGATCTTGTCATAATCCTTGACAGGAGAGTTCTCTGCAACCTCCTCATCAGACTTGCCACTGAGCGAACTGAAGATGACTTTACCGTTGTCTTTCATTTCGACGCTCCTCAACCGGGATCAGCTTGTAACGACCAGTAGACGGAACACCTCTCACAGAAGCAGTCATCGAACAAGTGATTCGCATTCTGTGAGGGTTGGGGGATCAGGGTTGTCTACCCTGGTCCTCCGCTTTCAAAAGCTAATCACATGGAACCTGTCATCGAGGATGGGTTCCAGCACGGGCCTCACGTCCTCCCACCGCAGTTGACCGTTTCCACAGCCTGGGCGAGGGAGCACAATCGTGTCCCAGTCATTCAAATCAGCCCATGCTCGGAGAATCTTCGCACTGGTTTCAATCAACAGTGGATCAGCAGCCTCATGCCAAGTGTGCTTCACTGGCATAGATACAAGCTGATAAGTTTCAAACTCACCCTCGACAGTCATGAGGATGGCAGGGATGTTACCTTGCTTGGTGATGTGATCACCTAGTGTCTTAGCTATCTCAGGGAATAGTTGCTTTGCCTCAAGCGCACACCCCCTGCCCATCACAGCCTCGCCATTCTTCTTGACAAAGCCATTGGTAGTGATGATACGAACATCAACAGGGCTGTAGGTCCACAGGTTGCCCTTTACCTCAATCATATCTCAGCTCCCCACCTCACACGGACAGACGTTGCACGTTGCAGCGTGTCCAGTGCCCTCAGCAGTTCAAACACCTTCTTCCAACTGCCCACTAATATGCAATTAACGTGAGGGCCGAAGTGGAGCATGAGGATTGTTTTCATGAGTTGGCTATCTCCAACCACACAGCAGCATGGCAATCGGCAGGCCAGCACCAGCAGATGAGGTTCTTACCTCGTAGTTGAGTGCGTGCCTTCTCCCTCAGGCGGGTCTGTGCATCTAGCATGACCCATGTCCTGAACAGCTGCATGACCTCTTCCCTCGTCCCATTCTTACCAATCGAGAATGGGTTGCCCCACTCTGAGGGCCTACCTACATAGATCCCCTGCAAGTCAGGAGGACCTTTGAGGTTACGCATGTTGAGGACCTTGGGCATCAGTTGATGAACTCAAAGTCGATGTCTACCATCCGACCAAGCTCAATCAGTCTGGACTCACGCTTGGAGTCTGTCAATGCCTCGTTGTCGTTGATCATGTAAATAATACCAGCAACCGTGTTGTCGAAGGCATCAACCATTAAGTGAGAGCAGAACCCGTGCAATGGGTGTGAGATTTCGCATCTCGCGTCAATTACATCGGTCACAACCTTTTTGTTCAGGAGATTCTCTCTACTAATACCAGCAGCCTCACAGGCAAATCCCATGCAGCACATCTTGTAATCACCGGGCCTCAGGAGGAACGACGCTTTTACACCCTCACCCCTGATCCACTTCAGCCGATCAACAATGACCTTAAGCATTACAACACCTCAGAAAATTGCGTAGGCCAGTCCTTTTACTCATGATATAGGACAACTGCATTGAGCACAGCTACAGATAGTCCCTACGCCGTCTGTATACGCCTGTAGAGTGCCTCACCAGCTCAGCTCAGTTGATTGTGGTCCAAGCCCCTGTTACCGTTCAGTTGAAGCACTCTAGGAGGATCACTAGTGCTCCCAGCACCAGTGACCTACCTACAGGGCTACACACCCTATTGCGAGGCATGTAAAGGGGTTACATGACTCACCTCCATCCGATCCCTACCTCACGCCAACTACAGCATTCACACCATTCGCTACGAATGTGCATCCACCCTTGAGGCAGACTTCACGCTGTGTTTGAATAGCCTGGAGAGTGACGAACTGTTCAGGTGTGAGGTTCATGTTCTGTCGATAGGCGTTGTCAGCCTCAGCCCTCGCCAGCTCACCCATACGGCGCTGATCCTCAGCCAACTTGCGCTGCTTCTCAGTCTCCACACGCTGCTGCTGTGCGGCAGTCTCAATGCGCTGATTCTTCACGCTATCGGGAGGGTTGGCCTTGCCGACCGTGAACTCCAACAGATTGATGCAGAGGCCAGTCTGTTTCAGCTCAGCAATAAGCTGCGCTGTGACCTCAGCGTCGATATCCGTGATGGCCGTGGTGTCGATGGCAGTCTCATTCATGCCATGCTTCCTCACAGCCTGCCTGATGGCAGTCTCCAGTGGTTTGTAGAGGTTGTTCCCGAACCACGTAGGCCAAGAGAGTTTCTGTCCAGCGTTGGTGAACTCGTACTCAGCCACACCAAACTTCTCAACCATACACACACTGTCATTCACGCGATAGGTGAATGCAGCATTGAAGTCGAGAGGCACGCCGTCCCTCGACATCATGTCATCGAAGTGAGTGACCAGGGTGCGAGGCTGCATGCCCACGTAGTCCACATTGGTGGACTGGAAGATCCACTTGCTCCCAGTCTCCACAGGTGTGCTCGCCACGCCTCCACTACCAAAGAACCAGGGCTTGCGTGTGAGGACAGCCTCCTGACCTGCGTCTGGTGTGACACGCCAGATACAGGCAGTGTTGAGGACCGCGAGGACGATGAGCAGCGCGTGCTTCAGTTTCATGTTGTCTCCTGTTAGAGGTTACTTGCCTGTCGCTCGGTGATCTCAGGAAGCCATGCAGCCTTGAGGTCATCCCAGAGTGGTTCGTCTGTGCTGAACAGAGAGAAGCCGTGGTAGACACTATTCAGTTTGTCTATCTCCCAAAGCCCCTCGACGTATCCACCATACACCTGACCGAGGACGCAGAGCCAGCAGTCACCCATGTTCAAGGTGGATGTGTCGATCTTCTTGAACCAGCCAGGAGCTACTCGATCCAGCAGCTCAGCACCTCGCTTCGCACGCTCAATGAATATGTTCATAGCCCAATCGCCTTCCTCAGCTTTTCCCTGATTGACTCATCGTTCATGAAACACCTCGAACACCACCACCTGTGCATGTGGTCCCTCAAGAACGCCATCTTCTCGCCACAGCGGCAACACTTCTCGAATGCCACATCAGCCTCCCAACGAATCATTCGGGAACTCATCATCGGGAGCAACCTCAACAGCGAAACCATACAGCCTCGCTCTCTCCAACACCTCAGTATTGTTGGGGATCCGATACACAGGTGTAGTCACACCTACCCACCGAGTTATGACCACACAACAACCGAGGCGCTTCGAGGCCATCAACTCAAGCTGTTGTTTGACCACATCCTTCGAGGCGGTAGTGCCATGACGCCAGTGCATGATCATCTGTATGTGAGGATCATCATCAGCGTGGTGCCGATGACGAAAGCACAGATCGAACTGAACACAGCAACGCCCATTGGATCGCCAATCAACATGGCAACCAAATACCAGATGAGGGCACCCGTCCCAGTGCCAATCATGATGTCCTTCATGCCGTCACCTCAGGAGCACAGAACTCAGGACGCCGAAGACCAGAGGCTGGAGGCAAGTAGCCTGATCCAGTTCTCAGTTTGAGACTGTTGGCCTCGTTGACCACAGCGCGACGTTGACAGCGCCGACGGTAGCGAGGACCCATACGATTGGACGGTTCAGGCTGCATGATGATACTGATACCGCCATTCACACCACGCACTCGCCTGTGTGGTGAGGACCAGCGATGAAGTAGTTGACGGATGTTCATGTGAACCTCAGTTGATGAACTCTACCGTGATGCCGATCTCGGACAGGTCCTTTGTGATTTCAGCCTCACGGATGCTGTCATCTATGCCTACCCTGTCGTTGGATGCCATTGCATTACTAGCATTGAGATTGTTGAAAGTGTAGTAACCCACACCAAAACTGATCAGCTTAGTGAGAGTCTCAGGTAGAGCTTTGCCGCGAGCGATCATCTTCCCAGCAGCAGCAGCCGGTGAGCCAATATCCTCCAGATACTCACGCGGCACACCAGCCTGGCAGAGGATCTGACCTAGGCAGCACATCTTGCCGATGTCCTCAGATGTTGCCTTTTGACGGGGTGAGTCATGGTCCTTCATGTCCTCGACGGTGCTCTGGGTCACAATGAGCCTGCTGCCCATACTCTTGCCCCTGAACCACGTCTTTCTGTCAATGAGAAACTTCATGTTGCACATCAAGCGTTTCATATCACCTCGTTAAGTGCCCAGGGAGGGCCACCCTAAGGTGGCCTACCCAGAGAACTTACTTCAGTTGTTCCAGCCGATGCTCTGCGATCTTGGCCTCAGCCTGGAAGCGTTCCTCAGTGACCTCACCATACAGGTAGAACGTCACCTTCACGTTACCCGGCCTGCCTCACGATCACAGCAGTAGCTCCGTTGTTGTTCACTTGCACTCCTTCCACACCTGAGGAAACACATCGCTGTTGGTCCCTGAGATGCACATGGTTGGTGCCAGTGGGCTTGTGGGGGCGTCATGACACGCCACAACCCACAGTGCAATGAAGATGACCATCAGGAGGGCCTTCACGCCGGGATCTCCTCACTCTCCACCAGAGCCATCGTCCTCAGCTTCTGGAGGCCCGACTGCACCGACTTGTCGGTGTAGTTGAACTTCGTCCTCAGGTCCGGCACCGTGCAAGGCCCCTCACTGAGTAGATGGGCAAACAGCGTGCCTATGACCGTGCGATTCCCCAGCGCCTTCAGTGCATCGTTGCCCGCGATGGCACGATACCGAACCTTCGCCCTCGACTGGTCGGCAGGAACCTCACCCGCGATGGTCAGGTCCATTTCGTCCTCGCCATACACCTTTGCCAGCTCAGCGATGTATCCGAGGGCCTTTGCGAACACCTCCCGATTGGTTGTCTCGAACATGAATCTGCGCTTCACTTCACTACCTCAAGGCAGCATTGCGGCTGCATTTACCTCTTCACTACCTGAATCGACGCAAGCACGACTAACGCGAGTCCTCCCCAGCCGTAGAAATACCAGCCGAGGAACCATAGCAGCAAGTGGAACATCAGTGCTTCCTCGCTTTCCGCTCAGCCGCCAGCATCTGCCCAGCCCATTCAACCAGTGAGCCGAGGTTGAAGTAGGCACCAGCACGCCTCGACCGCTGTGTCGTATGCCGCTGATTTAGTGCAGCAGCAGCATCCACCCACTTCTCGGAGATGTGGTCCACGAACTGAGGACGCAACGTGGGTGCGAGAACCTCAGCCATGTCACCAAACTTGTTGAAATGCATGATTGGGATGTCCGTCCCATGTCGGTCCTTCCGCATGACCAGCACATCAGCGCCCTCAGCCATAGCCCTGAACCTCGCCATGTCGAAGGTAGTGTCGATGTTCTTGCCGACAGGGATCTCAATCATTGGTCACCTCTTTGGGTAATTGAACAGCTCTTACAAGCTCTCCAACCTCAATGTAAGCCTTCAATGGCTCAGGAAGCCTTACAGTCTTGCCGTTCTGTAGAGCTATCTCAGCCATCAGCTTGCCTAACTCCTCACGCCTCTTGTTCTCGATATTCACTAGCTCTTGTTCACAGTCCATTAGCACTTGGCAGTCTCTACAACCCAGACCACTCAACTGCACAGGAACTCTCCTCCACTTCTTCACATACTCAGTAGCACTAATCCTATCCAGATAGGACATTCTAACGAGTGTGCCAATCTGTATACGCCTCATGCCCAGGTGATTGCCCACAACAGCAATACCACAGGCTACGCAGTTGATGACCACTTGCCCATTCTCTACCCTGGCAATCTGCTCAGTGCCCTTGATTGCGTTGTTCTGTTTACTACCTTGCACTCCTCTCTGAGTGTATGTAGTCATGTAGAGTCCTCTGTCAGCAACAAACTTCTTCCAATGTATGACAGATGGCAGTTCGGCAATGTGCTCAGGCATCTTGGCACAGAACACTGTATCACCGTTCTCTAGAGTCTCTTTCCAGCCCATGACCTACGGTAATCCGTTTCCCCCAGTTAGGACAGGCTCAATAGCCCACCACTCACAGTGCATACACCGCTGATACGCAGCAGCAAGAGCAGCCTCAGCACTTGGGTAGGTGAATATGCTCTCCTCACCATACTGACTGCGACTAGTGACTAGAACCCACATGGCCTAGAACCTGTGAGTTACAGCATTCGTGGGCATGTGACGTTCGCCATGCGCCATATGCCAGTTGGCCACAGGGATCAGCTTCCATGTGGTATTGCCCAACGCCACGCCAGCAGCATATGCCTTGGCGTATGTGCTGTATACACCCTTGCTCTCAGCCATTGTGTTATTGAGCATTACGATTACTCTCCACATTGCCCTATCCTCTCAGTTATTGGCCTTGACGCCACAGCGGTTACAGGTCAGTTCACCATTCCCAAACAGTCTGTTCAGTATGGCAGAGTCTCTGTGCTTCAGGCAGTCACCACACAGAATCTGTGTAATGGTTCGCCAGAACCTTGTGGTCACTGTGCCCTCCGCATACCCACATTGCACTCCCAGCCCTCAGTGGTATGACCACAGTGTAAACACTCAGTATACACAGACTGTTCATCAGTTCTGAACATACGCTCTGAGTGCTTGCACAGTAGTTGCCTTACCCAAAGGCCCACTGTGTAGAGTGCAATAGTGATCCTGAGTATCATTATTGCACCTTATCGTTGATGTTCTCAGCAAATGGATTCACAGCAACAGCCGTGAAACACTCATGATTGATGTCAACATGAAGTTCAGGCGTCATCATGCCATCAGCAGAGAACACATCGTCCACGCTGGACTCGTTTGTGTCCAGCATTTCACCGCAGATAGCGCATACTGCAGTGTAGTTGACGGCTCTTGCATTCTTCCCCAATTGTGCTCCTCCTCAGTTTGCTCAAGTGCTCAGCAACAGACTAGCAGGCTAACTATCTGGCTTGTGGGCTTACAGAGCACTCTAGTCCGTCTCTGTAGTCTCATTAGTGTCCAGTCTGCTAACTCATTCGTCCAGTCTGTTACTCAGCACTCAACATGCTCTAAACCCTGCTACCCGTCCGGCCCGTTTGCGGCCCCACTTTCGCTCGCCTTTCGCGGGGGCCGGTAGTTGCCCCTTGCCGGTGCCCCGTTCGTGGCTCCTGGGGCCTGCTAGGGGCCTTGCCGGACCATCCTAGCACCCGTCGTTACCGCCCAAAATCGGTTTGGTGTCCGTGGCCGGGGCTTGTGACCCGGCCTGCCGCATTCCCGCAAGGTCCGATGTTCTGAACCTTGCGTCACTCTGCGATTGAGTGCTTACCGTTCTGCCTGTCGGTGCAATTCTTCCGTGATCTCGGCCTCATCACGTTCCCGCATGGTGGCTGCCGCCGCCTGCCGCGCCCGTTCTGCGATGCTCATGACTGGGGCTGCCGCCCGTGCCGCGCCAGTCTTTGCGCGCTGCGGATTCTTGGCTTTCCAGTCCGCGATGATCGACTCCATCTTCACCAGATCGGCCCTGTTGTCGGCGATGTAGGCGTCGATCTCGGCACTGTGAGCTTTGATGACAGCCCACTGATCCGGATGGACCGTGATCGGGTATCGGCCCCACGAATCGAAAGCACCGTAAATCTGCATCGCGCCTTTCGCGTTGGTTGCGATGCTGAATCCGGCCTTTCGGGTCCGCGCCGCCGCCACCTGGGCCAGCTTCTGGTTCTCCGCCTGAAGCGCCGCAATCTGTGCTGCGACTTCTTCGGAAACCTTCATGGTCTGACCACCGATGATGACTTCGACTACTTTTGGCATTTGAGTTTCCCCTTGTGCTACGTGATTTACGCTCTGCCCAATGGTAGCACTTCATGGCAGATCGTTTCGCCTGTTGTCAAAGAGCCTGCCGATACTGCTAAGGTGCCCGTATCGGTTGAGTAAGGGCCAGTAGTGGCGCACTCCGGCCCGCACCGCACTCGCTCGCAAGGCCCGTGCCTTCCCGGTTTTGCACGTATTTGCCCGCTTTTGCACACTCATAATCCGCGCTTTGGGAGACTTTTGTAAGGTTTACCACGGATTGTCAGATTTTCCGACCCGCCCGGTCGCGCCCGCATACAAAGAACGTGCCCGCGTTCCGCGAGGCCTCGCCAAGAACCATGCCAATCCTCTATTCTCCCTCGGCAAGGACCATGCCGACCTCCCCAGGGATGGGGGATGGCAGATTCAAAACTCATGCCAACCGGGCCGGGGTGGTCCTCGCTAGAAAAATTTTGAAATCAGGGCTTGACTATCGCATAAGTCCTTATGACCCAACAACTTACGAGGAATATGACCATTTTCCTAACAAAACAGTGGGCCTCCCAACTTGACCCACCTGACCCAATCCTCCAATAACCAAACCTAACTCGTTTAGAATCAACAACTTACCTCTGACCCACTTTTACAATGTTCCAAACAGGCTACACCCCCAAACCCCTCAGGTTGGGGTGTCCTGGATGCCTAGGTGGGTCTATTACTCTTATATAGGGAATTTGACCCGCGACCCACTTGCCCCTAAATGCTTGAAAACAAGGGATTTAGCGGTTTTATACTACTCAAAAGCCTGGGTCAGCCTTTAGAATCAACAACTTACAGCCATTTTTGACCCTCAAAATCGACCCTCCGATCCCGTAAGTCCTTTAGAATCAACTGGGTCACGGGATTTTGCCTCTTTTATGTCATTTTGGGAGCCTTGACTGCCCCACCCGGCCTGACTCCGAGCTGGCCGTAAAATTACGGACACTTGACAATCCGGGATATCTATGGTAGACTGTTCTTCGTGCCCAACAAGAACTACATCACCGGCCGCGCCTACGAATACAAAGCTAAGAAGCTCCTGGAGGAGGAAGGCTACACGGTGATTAGAGCAGCTGGGTCACACGGACCATGGGATCTCATGGCCGTCCGAGGCGATGACAAGGTTCGGTGCATCCAGATTAAGAGGACCAAGACCGCCAACGGAGTAAAGCAGCTTTTCGGTAAGTTCCAGCCCTACCACAACGGCGAAAGTCGCCCTTATGTTCACGAGTTGTGGGTCTGGTTTAAGGGAAAATGGCACTTCGGGTAAAATAGTTCTTGACAATCTCGTAAGTCTATGATAGGATTGAATTACTGGCACTTATAAACACCAACCCCGCCACCGCTCAGTGAGTCCTCCTTTCCCTCCGCTCCTGACCTGGGCAAATTAGTGGCGACCGATACAATAGGCAAACCGGGGTAATCGGTCCAAATCTTCCCAGCTTGCGAGTCTGGGTTAATAACTCGCTCCATTTAGCATACCAGTTGAGCCTCTCACAGAAGCGCAACACAACTGGTCTTTATTGAGCCTCGTGATGTAGAGATGTAGCATCCGTCTTGGCGCACCGACGTTAACATGCGCCACCATCGGGAATTGGGGAAGTCTGGCCGTTCCCACTCGTTTTGGAAACGAGGGGTCGCTGGTTCAAATCCAGCATTCCCGACCACTTTGTTGCGGATAGACCGACCGGGTAGGTGCCAGTCTCATAAGCTGGGACAGTAGGGTTCGACTCCCTAATCCGCTACCATGGGTTCCTAGTGATAAAGGGAGCACTTCTGTTTTGCAAGCAGAAAGTAGGGGTTCGATTCCCCTGGAATCCACCATTTGTGCCCTGCTGGCGGAATGGCAGACGCGCTGGTCTTAGAAATCAGTGTCGCAAGACGTGTAGGTTCGACTCCTACGCGGGGCACCACTTTGCTCTGATCGACTAACTGGACAGGTCAAGGCGCTACGAACGCCTAAGTCGGGGTTCAAATCCTCGTTGGAGCACCATTCTGAATCGCCTGCTGTGATTCGTCCAATCCGTCAATCGGTTTGTCTTAGGAGGAACCGGAATGATGATGGCCGTGCTACTGCTGATTGTGCTAGCTGTAGCACAATTTAACACTAACAGACTGCTAGGAGGAATAATGGCAACACAGGCTGAGTTTACTGCTGCACTTGATCGCGTATTCTCTGAAATCGCAGAGACTGCACAGCTAGTTCGTGACCTAAAGGATCAGCTAGCCAACGGTGGTCTTTCGGGTGAGGAAGAGGCTGCGGTTATTCAGCAGCTAGGTGCGGCGGCTGACGCTCTGGACGCAATCCAGAATCCAGTCGAACCACCTGTAGAGTAACACCTTGGGGGCCATCGAAAGATGGCCTCCATTTCGTCCGGAAGTAGCTGAGATAGATTAGCGCCTCCCTGAAAAGGAGGAGAGTTAGGTGCAATCCCTAAGTTCTGGACCACGGATGGGCAAGCCGACGGCTGGCGACGGCACTTGTCTTGAAAACAAGCGAGCTTAAAAAGCCTTGGGGGTTCGATCCCCTCCCTTTCCGCCATTTCGACCATAAATAACCCTCGCGGTAGACTAAGTAGGTGAGATGCCTGCTACAAGTTTCTCACGGTCTGGTGCAACTGGCAGACACGACCGCCTCAAAAGCGGTTTCTTGAAGGTTCGACTCCTTCGACCGTGACCATGGAGAGCGTCCGGCAGGACGAGGAGCATGTTTGCTAAACATGTGACCCGAAAGGTTTCTGGGTTCAAGTCCCAGGTTCTCCGCCACGTTGACTGATCAGCAAGGGATGCTGAGGGCGCTGTGAACGCTCGGTAGCCGGGTTCGAATCCCGCCAGTCCACCCAATACGGTCCTGTAGCTCAATTGGCAGAGCATCCCGTTTACACCGGGCAGGTTGGAGGTTCGACTCCTCTTGGGACTACCATCTTGCTATGGCTCGAATGGATCAGGCACCTGTCTTCTAAACAGGACTATGCGGGTTCGACCCCTGCTAGCAAGACCACTTTTTGTTCCTCGGTAGTTCAGCGGTAGAACGCTCGGCTGTTAACCGAGTAGTCGCAGGTTCGATCCCTGCCTGGGGAGCCAATATTCTCTCGTAGTTCAACGCAGAACACATGCCTCTTAAGCATGGCAATGTGGGTTCGATTCCCACCGAGAGGACCATTTATCGAGAGGTAGGCTCGTAGTAGGGCGAGAGCCGTCTGTAAAACGGATGGTCTTAAAACCCCCGATGGCGCAACTCCATCTCTCTCGACCATCCAAGGTTCGTCTAATGGCAGGACGCACACCTGATTAGTGTGCTGTGGTAGTTCGACTCTATCACCTTGGACCATACGGCGCATCAGACTGTGTTGGCACGTTTGCCTGACTTTCAATCAGGAGGCCGAGGGTTCGATTCCCTCATGCGCTACCAATCGGGTTCTTAGTTCAACGAAGAATCGCTGCCTTTTAAGCAGATGGATGAAGGTTCGAGTCCTTCAGAACCCACCACATAGGGAACTCCCACAGGACGTAAACTAACTTAGTGATAGTCCGAGACACTGAGAGTGGGAACCCACCACAACCTAGGCGCTGTAGGTCAACGCCAGACTAGTGAAATTCTAGTCTCATGATGCCCTTTCGTTCAACTGGAAGGACGCCTGTCTCTGACACAGGTAATCGAGGTCCGAACCCTCGCAGGGCAGCCAATATTAAGTGTGAGTTCGTTTAATGGTAGGACCGGAGGCTTTGACCCTCCAGGCGTTGGTTCGATTCCAACACTCATCGCCATTTTACGCTATGGTAGCTCAATCTGGCAGAGCAGCTGCCTTGTAAGCAGAAGGTTGCAGGTTCAACTCCTGCTCGTAGCGCCACATACGGTTCCATGGTTTAGTGGAAGAATGCTCGGCTGTCTACCGAGCGGCAGGGGTTCAATTCCCCTTGGGACCGCCACTCGCGGGTTGGTAGTGTAATAGCAGCATTACTGTCTCCAAAACAGCTAGGTGGGGGTGCAACTCCTCCCCGGCCCGCCATTCACGCTGGTGTCGTATAAGAGCATTATCTCCGGCTTCCACCCGGATGATGGGGGTGCGATTCCCTCCACCCGCACCAAAATTATCGTGTGACTTAAAACCATCGGTTCCGGCAGGTCCGCGCTGAACCGAGCGATAATACTTTCGTCCCTCCCAACAGGCGCTGAGCCAGACGGTTCGGCAGTTGGCTGCAACCCAACCAAACTGGGTTCGACTCCCAGAGCGTCTTCCACTTAAAGCATACCTTGGAACACGAAAAACCCACCCGACAGGTGGCTTTAGCCCCCTCCGAACCGGCCCTCCCTGAAACGCCTAGCTATAGCCCCTCGTCACTTGAAAGTTTTGACCACTGGTGCAGACTCCAAATCCTGAGAATCCAACAAAACCTCGACGCAGACCGGGGTATCTCTCTCACAAGCCCGGATGCAACTGTATTGCCTGCAAGGCTGCACGCAAGCGGCAGGAAGCGTCCGACGATGGGACAACAGGAGTTGGAGGGCAAGAGCTGGTCCCCGTTGGGCAGCCTGTCCTCATCGGCAAGCCATCGGAAAGTCCGCTAAACGCCGATCCAGTTCTAGTAGCACCTTCCAAGGAGCGCCGTGATAAGGTTGCTCAATGGATTCTATTCAGAGCACAGGGAATGCCAAACACTGAGATTGCCCCAAAGCTGGGCATGACAGTAGCATCCCTACACTCAATGGTTTCTAAGGCTACCCGTGAGGGGTGGCTGACATTCGACAACGCAGCTGAGAGGCTTGAGTTCGAACTCGCCCCACTGATTGTTGATAACGTGAAATACTGGCTCGAAAAGAAAGACCGTGAAATGACGGTCAGAGCAGCACAGGGTATTGGGCTATTCAAGGCCCACCAAGCTGTCAAGGTTGAGAACCAGAACCCTCCAATGGTGTTGGCTCTTAAGATTGAAGCTCCCGCCCTGCCAGATAACATCAAAGTCGTAGAAGGAATGGTAGTAGGCCGCGCTCGGCTTCCAGGTGGTGAAGATGAATCAGAATGAGATCGAGATGTTGAAGGATATCGCTAACATCTTCAAAGACAAAAACGAATCCACAGTAACAACAACTCCACAAACATCTGGCTTCATCCAGCATTACCCTGTCCATCCCTCTCCCTGTCCAACTTGCGGACGCTGCCCAACTTGTGGGCACGGCGGATACTGGCCTCACTGGCAAACCCAACCAAATATCGTCTGCTATAAAGTCTAACAATGCCTAGAATGTCTGACGCCGAGTTCAAGAAACTTGGCCTTCCAGCCAACCTTGATAAGTACAAAGAGTCCATCATGGACTTCGATGAGTTCCTACAAGAGAACGAAGGAAGTGCTAGGTCAGAGTATCTCAAGAAAAAGGGCGGCTACAAGCGTGGCACCCATCGCTCACTAGAAGGACTACGGAACGCTAAACCCTAATGAAGTGGATCTCCCTCCCCAACGACCCAATCTTCCAACAGCCAACGCAGGCGAAGTTCCTTTCCGCCCGTCGTGAGCGTGTATGTGAATATTGCAAGGACGAAAAGGGAAGACCCTTCCGTTACGAAGCAGTCTACGAGAATCCAGCCGGTCTATCCTGCCCAAAGTGCCTCATCAACGGCAAGCGCACCTTCGACCGACTAACAATTATCGCTGGCCGTCGTTTCGGTAAGTCCCGATTCGGCAGCATCGCAGGCGTAGAAGAAGCTACCATCCCAAACAGCGTAGGATGGGCATGTGCTCCTACCAACCCTAAGCTCCACCGCTACGTAATTCCAGCCTTCCAAAAACTCATTCCAGAAGATTGGGTTGAAGACTGGTCATCCGAATTTCTCGACCTACGTCTCAAGAACGGCTCACTTATCCACTTCCAGACCCTGGAGCATCCTGACCAAGGACGAGGACAGGGACTTGACTGGTTGTGGATTGATGAGGTCTGCGAGCTTACCAAGGCTCACTGGGACGTTATCCGCCCATCTCTAGCTGACAAACGTGGGATTGCATTCTTCACAACATCCCCTCGAGGCTACGATTGGGTCTACGAAGAACTCTACAAGCCCGCTGAAGACGAACAACCAGGCTACTGGGCTGCTCTAGCTAAGACAGCCAACTCTCCTCTCTTCCAAACAAAGGATGGAGTTGAGTTCCTAGCCCGCGAACGCGCTTCCATGACTGACGTTATGTATCGTCAGGAATACGAAGCCGACTTCGTTACCTTCACGGGAGCTGTTTACGGTGATCTGATCCTCCCTGCCATCCTACGAACAGATGATCAGGTTAAGAAGCTCATCCCTGAATGGCCAAACATCGACCCAACCCGTGCTGCAACTATCGGACTCGATACTGGAGCTGACCACCCCTTCGGTGCTGTCAAGCTCGTATCAACCGAAAAGGGCCTCGTGGTCGTTGGAGAGTATCTAGAACGAGACAAAGCGTTCATTCAACACAAGAATGGACTCATTCGTCTCCAAGGTGGCCACCAAACACGCTGGGCCATCAACAAAAACGAACGCCAGCCGATGATTGAGCTTGCTCAACACGGCATTATGTGCAACAAAGCCGAGAATGACCAGCAATCGGGCATCGAAAGAGTCCGTTCCTGGCTTCACAACGGTCAATTGTTCTTCGTAGAGAGCCGAGTTCCCAAGACTATCAAGCAAATGCAGGCCCTCCGCTATGCGGATCCTCGCAAAGATGGTCAAAATCGCGGTGTAACACTCGTCTACAAGAAGGACGATGAACTTCCGGACTGCATTCGCTATGCCTTGATGACATGGCCGCAGCTTCCGGAGCCGAAAAAGGCTCAAGAGAAGCAAGTAGACATCTCTGCCTACGATGGAGAGACTCAGGCAACCATCCAACGCATCCGATCAATCGAAAAGAAGATGCAAGATGACTCTGAGAAGCCTCCAACCTATGTGGATGACTTTTGGCTCTGATATGAATCACAAATTCGTTCCCGTTATTCCTCGCGACATCGCATCGGATACCGTCATTACAGAGCTTTGGAGTGAAGAACGCTTCAAACTATGGCAGAAACAGAACCCGCAATACAGACTTCCTTCCAATGATAGCCTTCACGTATGGGGTATTGTTTGGGCATGGAAGTGGGACAACATCTGGCGTCGATATGTTGTTAAACGGTTCAAATATAGCCTCCTACAGAAGCTATCACTAACCAAATCCTTCATTTATGGTGTATTTCTTCCGTCCCGGCCGACCTTGCCCCGTCTGTAAGTCCTTTATGTCCCCAAAACGCCCCTGTAAACGTTGTTCGGGAGGAAAATAACACCTCATGTGGCTTCCAAAGTCAATTGTAGAGTATCTCCAAGCTTCAAAGTCCGTTGTAGACGACCTAAAGGCTGAACTTACAGTCATAAAGGCCGAACGAGACACCCTAAAGCTCCAATCAGTCATCGACAAGACCAATTTTGACTGGCTTCGAGCCAAAGTTAACCAGCTAGAGATGGAAAGAGCTGGTCTGATCGAACGAGCTTACCAAATCAAGCTTCCAGCGATCCCAGAACTCATTAGAACACCATCCGAGCCTTTCACTCCTCCCGAATTCGGCTTCGACGACATCGGAGACGAGCTAGCGAAGGCAATCGGACTTCCAACTCACGCAGATAGGTAAAGATGGCCCAGCCTTTTGAGTCACTATCACAAACGATGACAAACAGTCTGTCCGCAACAGGGACAGATGATGCCCTTCCGCAAGCTCCAGATGCAGTAGACCCTTACAGCGATGATCGTAAGCTTCTAACCATCTTCGAACGCCTAAAGAAGGAATCGTTTGACAATAGATGGATCTGGGAGCGTGAATGGCTGCGCGATATCTTCTATACCATCAACCGACAGTGGATTTACTACCACCCCACTCGTCGTGAATGGGTCGATAAGCGTCTAAACAAGAACGTCCCTCGACCAACAACAAATAAGATCGCTGAAATCGTCCAGGCGCTGAAGTCTAACTTCGGTGACGTAGACCTAGGCGTTGTAGCCCGTCCAATCGGCCACAACCCTCAATCAGTAGCAACAGCAGAGATCGTAGACAAGCTCGCACCACTCATCCACGATGAGCACCGTATGCGAGGAGTCATGCGTGATGCTGACTTCTGGTTCATCGTAACTGGAAACGCCTGTCTTCAGATTTCCTGGGACATGGACAAGCGCCACAACCGCGTGTTCATCGCCCACGAAGCCTGCCAGATGTGCGGACTGGTTTCATCTCCTGCCACAATCATTGAGGCCAACAACATGTGCCCAGGATGTGGTGGAGCACAATTCGGTAAGGCAACAGACCCCCTAACAGGTAAGCCTGCTGGGGAATGGAGAAGCCACGGTAAGGGACACACTCGTGCCCTATCGCCCTTCGAATACGCCTTCCCACACAACATCACTCACTTCGAGGATGTCCCATACATTATCCGCCTCCGCTGGCGCGATAAGCACTACTACGAGGCAAACCACCCTGATCTCCTAACACGAATCGTCTGGGAAACAACTCCGGCAGATCGCTCTCTACAGATTCTCAAATCTCTCGCCTACACCAACGACCTCGCAACCGGCTCTGCCCACAACACAATGTTTGGGGCATCTGGAACCGGGTCCGTTGAAGGTGTAACAGAGTATGAGCTATGGATGAAGCCAACTGACGAGTTCCCAGAAGGACTCGTAATGCGAGTGATTGGGGAGAAGAATCAAATTCTCCTACGAACTGAAGAAGAAGCAATCCCCGGTCCTATCCCCTTCAAGGATAAGGAAGGAATGCCTCTCTTCCCGTTCTCACACGCAGCCTTCGAGCAAATCGGTGGTCGTCTATACGGTCGCAGCGCCCTAGCGCCACTCATCCAGAAGCAGGATCAGCTAAACCAGCTCGACTCCCTAATCCAGATGATCGTTCAGCGCATGGCCAACCCTGTCTGGGTAGTTCCAGAAGGTGCTGGTCTAGATCACTTTACCGGCGATCCCGGCCTAGTGATGAAGTGGAATCCACTTGCCGCTGGTGGCTCTGCCAAGCCTGAGCGTATCGCTGGAGAACAGGTTCCAACAACCCTCTTCCAGCTTCGCGCACAGCACTTGCAGGACCTCGAAGAACTATCAGGAACATTCGACATCCTCAAGGGCCAACGCCCACAAGGTGTCAGCGCCTTCTCAACTATGCAACTCCTAGTTGAGCGTTCACAGGCTCGATTCACATCTGCCTTCCACGCAAGAGGCGAGATGTATCGCACCTGGTTCAACGTAGCTCTCGAACTAGAGCGAGCGTTCGGACCACAAGAACGAGTAATCTCAGTACTTAGCCCAAACCACGGCTACACGTTTGAGACATTCCAAAAGGCATCTCTAACAGGCAACGTCAACATCCACATCGAGGATGGAACTGACATGCCGAAGACAGGTCTAGGTAAGCGAGCCGCTATTGAGCACGCCAACCAGCTCCGTCTTCTAACACCTGAGGATCCTGAACAGAAATACGCAATCCTATCACAGCTAGGCTTGTCCGACTTGGTTCCATCCCTAGACGTTCATGTCCAGGCCGCTCTGCAAATGCAGGACGCCTTCGAACGTTGGATGGCAAGCCCTGAAGGACCCCCACCTCTCAACGTCAAGCCTTGGTATAATCCTCAGATCCACTGGGGCGAACGTATCAAGTGGCTCAACGGCGACACCATGAGAGACGCTATGCAACAGTTCCCCGAGGTCGAGCAGGTTATCCAACTTCACCTCGAAGAACTAAACATGGCAATGATGCCAATGCTGATGGGAGTTCCAACGCCCGGTCAACCTAATCCGCCCGCGCCCCCAGGCCCAGGCGTAAGAGGCCAAGGCGCAGCTGGTGGTGGTCAGAGTATGGACCGCTCAAACAGCAACTCTGGAAGCCCAACAATCGAGAAGTCGAACCCCGCTGGGGAACGAGCACCTAAGTAACATTCGTCTGGATCTCCTGTGTCATGTAGGCACTGGCAGGGGATCAAACCTCCTTCAGTGCCTACCCATCCGGCTCTAAACGCGGCACCTACCGCGACACAAAGGGTAATAGAGAATGGAATTCGACGGCACAGTAGCATCCGCAACCCCCGCAGCAGCGCCTGCGACACCAACGCCTTCGCCAGAGCCTGCGACACCGGCTCCTTCCGCTGCGCCAACAGCGACACCAACACCGGCACCGTCTGCGGCACCGACAACGCCGCCTGTTGAACCATCATGGCTAAAGGGTCGTCTCGAGGAAACTCGTGCGGCAGCTATCCGCCAAGCTCAGACTGAGTATGCTCAGCGCGAGCAGCAGATGCGTCAGCAGTATGAAGCAGTTCAACGTCAACTCCATGCAATCGTAGGAGTCACTCCACAGGAAGATCCTGAAATTGCCGCCGTCAAGGCGCAGTTCAACCGACTCTTCCCAGGACTGTCAAAGCTGGAATCCATCGCGGACCAGATTGCAGCCCTACAGGAGCGTTCAGGTGATCTGGAACAACAGTCCCAGCATTACTGGACAAGCTACGGACGACAGACGATGGATCGTCTGTATGCAAAGGCCGAGCAGTCTCTAGGAGGTCCTCTGTCGAAAGACGGTAAGGAAGCTCTCCTAGCAGCCTTCTCCGGTTATGTTGCATCAAGTCCAACTTTGACCGAGCGTTATTCAAAGGACCCGACAATTGTAGATGAGTATTGGGATCGCTTTGCGTCCAACCTCATCGACCCAGTTCGTCGGCAGGCTGCGGCTACAGTTGAGCAGCAGACAGGTCCACTCCGCCAAGCCCTACCTCAGGACACTGCGCCAGGAGCACCAGTTTTGCAGTCTCAGCAGCCACAGTTCAAGTCCCTTGATGAGCGTGCTGCCGCTGCATGGGCAGGCTATAACACAGGGAGAAAGTAACTCCCAAACTCACACAAGTAGGTAATAATCAATGGCTGGTGCAGACAAGCAGGCCCTGGACGCAATCTTCAAGGAAGTCTTCGAAGAGGGCGTTGCCGAGGGTGTCAACCAGAAGAATCCCCTTCGAGACATCATCAAGACTGAATCGTCTCCATTCAAGGGGCGCGAGATCGTAAAGCTCGCACACACTTCACGTAACCAGTCTCCTATGTTCACTACGGAAGACGGTGCGATTGCTGACGCCGGTCAGCAGGGATACACACGTCAGTTCGTGGATCAGCGCAAGCTGATGGCACGTATCCGTATGACATACGAGGTAATGACAGACTCAACATCAAGCGAAGGAGCCTTCATTTCAGCTCGTAAGAGCGAAATGCAGTATCTGATCGACGACATCGCTCGTCGTGACGAGTATGCTCTTTCATCTGATGGACGTGGTGTTCTAGCCCTCCTAGACACTGACGTTACAGGTCCCGTTGTTGCTCTAGATGCCCCTGGTGGTATCACAAACGACAACTTCGGAAACCGTTTCGTGTCTGTTGGTATGACAGTAGGAGCTGTAAACCCAGCAACTGGGCAGCTTCGAACAACTGTCAGCCGCGTCGTGGGCGTTTCAGGTGCTGGATCAGAAATCACCCTGAACGACTCAACCCTAACAGGTTGGGCAGATAACGACTACCTAGTCCAGGTAGCGAACACAGCTGTCTCAGACGTTCTCCACAGCTCATACGAGCACGCATGGTGGGGCCTAATGGCCCTTGTTGACGACGGAACCTACCGCGCCAACTTCTTCGGTGCTGACCGCACACAGGTGCCATACGCAAGCTCATACGTAAACGCCTCAACAGGTGCTCTTTCAACAGACCTGATGCAGCGTGTTTCGGATATCGTCGATCAGAAGCTAAACGGTCAGATCGACATTATCCTATGCCACCACAGCGTTCGTCGCCTGGTTATCCAGCTGACAGATGCTGACCGTCGTTACAGCGGTGCGAACCTGATGAAGCCAGATTCTGGAACAGTGGCCTTCAAGCAGGGTGACATTCCGTTCGGTAACGTCCCAGTTCGCGCAGTCCGCGACTTCCCTCTAGACGTTATGATGTTCTTGGACATCAAGAACGCTGGCTTCAAGGAATACGTTTCTGAGCCAGGTAAGTGGGTAGACGAGGACGGCCAGGTGCTTCGACTAGTCGGAACAGGCTCAACAGCCCGTGACGCCTTCGAGGCTCTATACCGTGTGCGTAAGCAATACTTCCTGGAATTCCCAGCATATTGCGCCCGCCTAGACGGTATCACAGGACAGTCACTCGTGGTTGTCCGCGCAGCTGGTTCGTAATTCGTCTAATTCTTGTGTTTGGGTGGGGGCCGTTCTGGTCCTCACCCTTCACAGGGTTGAAAAGGATTCGTATGAGATTTGTTACACTCGTTAACCGCACCAACGACACTCTAGAAGGTGTCTGGGACGGTGTTCATCATCGTATCTCCCCCGGTAAGCACTCTTTCCCAGAAATCCAGGCCCGTAAATTCAAGGAACAGAATCCAGTTATGGGTTCCGAAGATCCGCGCACTGGGGACATGATTTATAAGCTCGGTATTGAAGAAGACCGCGACCCGACAGACGACCTTGGATCATTTGAAGAGAGCGTTGAACGTTGGGATCGCAGCAAGCTAGCTGGCGCACGACCAACAGAGGTAGTTCGAGGCGACAATGGCCTCTACCAGATGGGGCGCACAGTTGGTTCAGGCACTCTACCACTTAACAACGGACGCGAAGGATTCGTTAACCCTAACAGCTAATGTCTAGACTTCCCAACTACATCGAGGATAGGAATCCCTTCCGACTATCAGGTCCACCCGCCTACTGGCTACGCCAGCTGTGGGAATTTGATAGCTCCCTCGTAGTGGTTCCGTCTCGTCAGACCTTCTGCTACCGTCTTGCCCAGCGTCGTAAGCTGAATCTTTCAGCGGAGATCGTCAATGATGTCCTATTCAAAGAATCAGATACTCAAATGCTGGCATCCTACGGCCTCGTCCCAGTCACAACCATTCTAGCAACTGCTAGATGGGACAACCCCCTAATGTTCCAAGACCTCGCTGAGCGAGCACCTTGGCGTCAGGGTGGTGCCGATAAAGTTATGGATCACATCCAGAAACAAGAAGCGGCAGCTGAGGAAAAGAAGCGCCAGGAGATTGACGAATACCAGACGGCCCTCGGGAAGGATGGTTGGAATCTGTATCGTAAGAAGATTGGCCTCGGCCGAACTATCCACGACGCACCCGGCAAGTAACACATCAAGACGGTGATCCAGCGCCCACCTAACGTGCGCTGGCCGATGCTCCTCGGAATGGGGCGAGACTCAAACAATGGCTCTAGCTCTTGAAAATGCTCTCAACGTTCGCAACCGTGTCAAGAACGCCCTAGGCGCACTTGGCGTTGGAACTACAGCAGGCTCAGGCGACCCATCACTTCAGTATGCGTTCAAGTCATTCTTCTTGAACCAGGCTGCAAACAAGGGAAACCCTGACCTACAGTTCGTTCCAATCACTGCTGCCGGTGCCACAACTGGCCAGGGTGAAGATCACGGAATCGACGCAGCATGTCAGGTCTACGCTATCTTCGTCAAGAAGACAGCAACGGCTACTGACTCTTACTACAACCTAGCTGATGATGCAGATGCGGACTCAGAAATCGCTGGTGACGGTCGAGTGGTGCTTGCGCTACTTGAGGCCGGAGACTACGCGATTGTCTTCTATCCAAATGGTCTGCCTCTAGCAGCTGGTGCTGTATCGTCCTTCACTACAACATCGAAGGGTGAAACAGAGAGTGCTGCTGCGGACGCTGGAAACGGCTTCCTAATTCTCGGCAACTAATTGACCTGGAGGGGCGGCAGGGGCTGCCCCTTCTCTAAAAAGGACCCCTAATGGCTACAAAATACATCGACAAGGTTTCCTCATCTGCTGAAGTCGAAAACCGCCAGAACGCTGGTGGTATCGGTATCCTCAACGGAACACTCGTTTACAACAACGGCTCAGCTGTTGTTCCAGTAAACGCAAGTGAAGTCGTTGCAGTGACAGCCGGTGCAACTCTTTCCCCCACAACACACGGCAACCGCACAGTTCGTATTGATGCTGTCGCTGGTGGTGCCTTCGTTCTCCCTGCCGCAACTGGTTCAGGTGTAAAGTATAAGGTTGTTCTCGGAACAGCCCTAACTTCAGCCTCAGTATCCGTGGCAGCGGCTGGAACAGACACCTTTACTGGATACTCAATCCAGGATGACGCTGGAGACACAACTCCCGCGCTCGCAGGTGTATTCCCAACAGTTAACGGAACAACCGATACATGGACTGACGCCTTCACAGGCGGTGGTGGTGAAATCGGTAACTTCTTCGAAGCCGAAGACATCAAGACTGGTCTATGGCTCGTTAGAGGTTGGCAGTCGGGCGTGCTCGATCCTGCAACTCCGTTCTCTGGTTCGTAATACCCAGGGGGGCTTTGCCCCCCTTCCCTTCCTTCATGCCAAAAACTGTTCGTATCTACGGGATGGCCAAGAATCTTGGTCGAACTCCCCCTGCCCCACCAGGTGTGGAAGTATGGTGTTCAAACGCCCCCAGAGGATACCAGATCCGTCATCCACAAGCTCTCAACGAGTGGACTAGATGGTTCAATCTCCATTCTCGTAAACACATGGACTCCACCTACCCGGCTGGTGTCAAGTGGTATCAAGATAACGGTGATGGGCATACTCTCTACTTCCAGAAACACCAACCAGACATTCCAGGCAGCGTAGAGTTTCCAGGTCCTGCAATCCAGGACTACTTCTCCATCAACGGGAAACCTAATCGTTACTTTACCTGCTCCGTCGCATGGTTCATTGCGTTCGCCATCATGCTTGGCTTTGAGCGAATTGAACTATGGGGCTTTGCGCTAACCGACAGGAAGCGCATCAAAGATGCCTACTCCTGGGAGCGTCCATGCTTCTTCTACTGGGTCCAAGAGGCTCAGAGACGTGGTATCGAAGTAACCTACCAAGAAGAAATCCACAAACTACCCTTCGAGCCTGGATCCCCAGACTCCTACGACGGCACACTTTATGGGTATGAAACAAAGCCGGAGGAATAATTCATGACAGTAATTTCCAAGAGTTATGATTTCTACAGAACAATCTATACTGATAAGTCGGTTAGATATCAGCTTGGCGCAGCTGACACAGGCACAGTCGAGTTGATTGAAGCTAAGAACGCCAACTGGACTCTATACATCCAGCGCATCCTCCTAGCTGTTACAACCGATGCAGCCCAGTCTCTAACCTTCCAGGACGATTCTGGAACAGTAGTAGTTGGTAAGTCAGCAGCAAGTCCAGGACTTGGAATTGAACTAGTTGGGGACTACGGCCCAGAGGGTCGAATCCTGACAGCCGGTGAGGGTCTGGATATGGTAATTTCAGGTGCTGGTTTGGCTGCTCAAGTTATTGTTGAAGCCTATCAGCGACCTAACGCAGTTCAGACAGAAGCACAGTCAAAGGCATAATAAATGGCCGCACTTGCAGATCCAATTGCTGGACTTAACGGCACTTGGACATGGTTCAACAATCCTAGAGCAGTTTATTCCTCAGTAACTGGGAAACTTTTCTATGCTTTCGTGCGCTCAACTGGAGTGATTTCAGTAGCATCCCTAGACTACAATAATCGAATTTTCCAATACGGCACACCACGCACAGCTGTTCTCCAGGTTGATGACCACGTAAATCCAGCTATCATCGTTTTGGACAATGGAGAGGTGCTTGTAGCTTACTCCGTTCACAACGGAGACGGCTTCTCTGCGCGCTCTGCCAACGCCTACGATATTCGTACATGGGATGCACCTGTTCAGGTTAACTCAGGCAGTGATGATGATACCTATGCTAGCCTCATGCAAATGGGCGATACAGCTGGGACCTGCTACTGGTTCTTCCGTCGTGGGAATCCTAATGGACCATTCAACTTCCGCACATCTACAGATCGAGGAGACACTTGGGCCAGCTCTACTGAGTTCTTCCGCAACGGCTCAGAGCGTCCATATCTTATCGCTGAAAAGACGGCTTCCAACCGCGTAGATTTTGTATCCACACAGGGACACCCAAACGAAGTTACAGGGTGTAGTATCTACCACTGGTATATGGAAGTTGCTGCCAACGGGACGCGTTCATACTACAAATCTGATGGAACTCTTATTGGTGGGGATGCTGTCCTTCCTCTAGAACCAGCTGATGTAACGCTTGTCTACAGCGGTGCGACATCTGAATCTTGGAACTGGGACCTTGCCATGTTCAATGGTAACCCAGTGATTACCTACGCTACCTTTACAGACAGCAACGAGGTTCATCACTATCATCAGGCACGTTGGTCAGGCTCAGCTTGGGAATCGGATGAGATTACCACAGCCGGAACTACTCCTAACTATTTATATGCATCTGAAGTATACTACTCTCCAGGTGTCTGTCTAGATCCGAACGACATTAATTCAGTTTATGTGTCGGTTAAGTATGGAGCAGGAGACTTCCGTATCGAGAAGTGGTCACATACTGGCAGCTTTCCGAACGGCACATGGGCTAAAGTTGCTGATACATCAGGTAACACTGCTACAGTCAATGCTCGTCCTTTCTGTCCTCGAGGTTCATCTCCAGGGGATGTCCTCTGGTGGGAGGGCACTTATACATCCTTTACTAACTACTTTACACGAATCCGCGTATCCCCATCGTTCCCTTGGCGTAAGGCTAAGCCTGTAACACCTTCATGGACGGCTTCTCTAGCTCCTCCGGGTATCCAAGCTTACTATCTCATCAATGAAGGAAGCGGAACATCATTGGATGACTTGGCTAACAACCGAGATGGGACATTCGTCGGAACTCCGGCTTGGAATGTTGGTGATAGCGGGGACTTTGGACCTTACCTGAATGGTTTTGATACTTCCAACTATGTTCAGATCAATGCGCTAGCAGCTGCATTATCTGCACAGGTGACTAACTATCCTATTTGGATAGCTGTCCTTTACAAGACAACATCTACCGGCACAACAGCACAGAATCTTGTTGGTATCGGCAACAGCGGAACAAATAACCCACTCTTCCAAGCTCTTAGTAATAATGGTGGTCAGACTGTCATGGCAGGACAGTGGAGAGACACTGCTGGGGCAACCAGCACACCAAGCGCAGCAAGTGCAGGAAGCAACGATGGTGAGTTCCACGTTCTTACGGTATCCAAGACAGCTTTAGCTGCCGCTAATCGCACAGTAGATGGTGTTGTAGCATCCAGCTCAATTACAACTGGTGCTGTTACATTCGATCGCGGTGCCATTGGATGTCTTCTACGAGCAGCTGCATCTGGAGCCTTCGCTGGTGAAATTCACGCGGCTCTAGTTGGGTGGGGTGCAGAGCCAGATGCATATGGCCTTGCACTAGATTTGCTTCGTGGTCAGTTCCTTGGAACATACAACGCCCTTGTTCAGAGTGGTGGGGCTGCCGACGGCGACGAAACAGATTTCCTGCTTCTTGACTCACGTAGAAGAAAATAATGAAAGTAATTCTAATTCCTGGAACATGGGGTTGGGATGATGATAGCAAATACAGCCGCTACGAAGGCGTTATTGAAGACCTCAAAGCGGCTGGCTACGAGCCTCTATTTTTCCCTTGGAGCACAGACCTCGGCGGAATTGGATTCGGTAGTAATGACCTTCGTAACTGGAAAGCCAGTGCATACGCTCTAAAGGATTTTGCTGCCATCCATCTAGGCCCAGAAGACGAGTGCATCATTATCACCCACTCCCACGGACTTCAGGTTGTGCTTTATGCAGCCGAACGTGGGCTAGTGGTTCATAAGCTCCTCGACATCAGCGGACCCTTCCGTAGGGACCTCAAAAAGGTATCCGCTAATGCTAGAGTAAATATCTACCAGTGGGTTCACTTCCATGGTGACTGGTGGAGAGACTACATGAACGGCCTAGGGGGCTGGTTCGATACTTGGAACCCTCTCAAGTGGTTTCAGAATCCCAGATCCCACCCTCTTGCTGATGAAAACATCCACATCAAGGGTGCAGGCCACACTTCAACCATCACCAAAGCTGAACTTTTCAAGGAATACGTAATTCCACATCTACTAAAGTAGGTGTCACATGATTGATCTAAGCTGCCCCTGGTATTCAATCAGGGAAGATTCGGATGCTGCATCCGGTTGGATGCACACAGAAACCGAGGAGGAGCGCAAGATTATCCTCCTAGATGTGCGGGCCGATAGGTTCTACGAACTCAAACTAGGAATGCTACGGCTCACCGGAACACTCCCAGACAAGCTTACAGCATCCATTGAATAATGTTCAGAGTCTACCAACCCGGCGAGTCAATTAACTTCAACGAAGAAACCTTCCTATGCCATACACATCAGGCAGACTCATTGCCGGTTCTACAAATCTTGACACCAACGCCGCTCCGATTTCATCAACGGCTCATGCTATCCGTGAAACGTTGGTTCAAGCGGATCCTGCAAACTCTACGAATGTCCTCGTAGGGGATGTAAGCTCCCAAACAATTGTTCTAACTCCAGGGGCATCAATGACGGTCCCTATCATCAGTTTGTCCCGTATCTATGCCAAGATGGCATCCGGGACTGGAACTGTTAACTGGTTCGCAAGAGACTAATACATGCAGGGAAACCTAGATATCCAATTCCCACCTGGTGGTGGTAGTGGTGGAACGCCAGATGCTCACGCCACATCGCACCAAAATGGTGGAAGCGACGAGATCAACGTTGCAGGACTCTCAGGTCTACTAGCTGACGATCAGAACCCGACAGCACACGCTACTGACCATCAGAACAACGGTGCCGATGAGATCAGTGTGGCTGGTCTGTCTGGACTGCTGGCCGATGGGCAAACTCCACTTGCCCATGCAACCAGTCACCAACACAGTGGAAGTGACGAGATCGCAACTGCTACTCCCGCAAACAACGCTATTCCTAAGGCCAGCGGAACTGGCAAGCTCGATAGTTGGATCTCTACGGCATCCGACTCGGTTCTTGGGTTGGTGCAGTGGACAACTACTCACATTAGAGGTCTACTTGACTCACTGGGAACTACACGAGGTAGCCTTATTTATCGTGGTTCTGGCGGTTATACAGCCCTAGTGCCGAGCACAGCTGGTAATGTGCTTACTGATAATGGTGTAGGTGCAGATCCATCTTGGTCAGCTGTTCCAAATCCAAGTACTACTCAACAAACTACTACTGCTACAGGAAACCAGGACGACCTGAATCTGTCAGCACGTAGAACCTATCTACGTTGCAACAACGCCACTGCCCTAGTGATTCGTGGATTCCAAGTAGCTAGTACTGCTCCACAGGCTGGTGACTACGTTATCATTGATAACGTTGGATCGTCTACTGTTAAAGTTGCGTATCAGGATAATAACTCTACCGCTGCATATCGTATTATCACGCCATCCATCCACGGCCAAATTGTTGGAGCCGGTGGACGCATGATTGGTGTATATGATGACACCACAGATAGATGGCGGGTCCAGTGTATTGAACCTGGAGCTGTTATTCCTATCACATTTGCAGCAGGAGACTGGACGGCAAATGGTTCGATGACGCTAACAGTAGAAAGCGGAGATGTGGCATGGGAATGGTATAGGCAGCGAGGTAAGACTCTAACGCTGCACTTCGGCATGTTTGGTGGCAGTGTTGGCGGCACACCCAATACAACTCTACGCTTCAATATTCCAGCACCGTTTACATTTGAACAGACAGTGACACAGGGTGGTGTTTATTCAGATGATGCTGGCACACGGACAACTGCTCTAGCGTTCAACACCGGAACAGGCGGAACTAATCCAGATACCAATACGAAGCTAGGGTTCGACAAGCTAGCTGGTGGCAATTGGACTACAGGGACAAATAACACAAATCTGGCTGTAGGTGTTGATCTTCTTATTGAGTAACCTTAGAGCAAATAATGGCAACACTCCTATCATCTATCGAAACACAATCCCGCAGACACCTGATCGAATCATCAGCCTCGTTCTGGTCATCTGCCGAGCTAATTGATATCATCAACCGTGGTATCAAGGATTGCTGGCGAGACATCGTTGACCTGAAAGCAGAACACTTCATGACGGTGGATAACACCAACGTCTCGATGGCTGCTAACAGCTCAACCCTCACTGGCGTTCCAGCTGATGTTCACAAGGTCTACCTAATCGAACCACGAGATGTAAGCGGAGACAGCCCCAACCGTGAGCTAATTTTCGCTCCTCGTGACTACAACCACCCAATCTTCCAGTCAGCTCGTGCGGTTGACCCCATGGAACCTAATTATAACGTAGTCAACTACGCTATTACAGGTGCCGGAGCGCCAACTGGAAGCGGGTCTACAGTAATCTACGTAGCTCCCCAGGTGCGTTCGGCTGTTCTACTATCATTCGTCTACGTTCCAGTCCTAGCCGACCTCGCCGCTGGTGGAACAGTTCCAATCCCTGGTGAGGCAGACCAAGCCCTAATCGCTTGGACCGTAGCCTACGCTCGCGCTAAGGAGCGTGATGACCGTTCTCCAGACCCAAACTGGCTTACCGTTTACGCTACCGAAAAGCAGCACCTACTCCAGTCCCTAGGTCTACGCCAACTACAGGAACCTACCTACGTAGATGGCCCATTTGACGCATATTGGTCATAAGAGAAGATAATGTCTGAAGAAGGAAAAGTTAGCGTTCACGATGTCGGAGCGGGAGGAGTCCAGCTTACTAAGGACCCACTACAGCTCGAAGACAACGAAGCTACACAACTTCAGAATGCTGAGTATGTCCTAGACTCCAACACTGGTGGTCTAGGAGCACTCTCTAAGCGAGGGGGTCTAGCAATCGTTAATGGCACTCCTCTTAACGGTGGAGCCGCCATCACCGGACTTCATCACGTCCCTCTACTTTCAAACATTGTCCGTAGGCTCTACGCCTCACTCGGTGATGCAGACTCTGATACTGACACTTGGCTAACAAGCACTAACGGCACAAGCTGGGTAGCTACATCTGCTCTAGACTACGCTGCTCCTGATACTGCCAACTACAGAACAGTGGGTTCATTCTCCCACGTTGGGGTCCGCAGAGCTGCCGCTCTGGTCAATCGTCTAATTTACATCAGCGACAACTACACATCAGACCTTTCTACCCCGGCTAACAATACTGCTATGCCCATCCACACGTTCGATGGGACTACGGATACCAACATCTTGGACATCCCAAGATCATCACGAGCAACAAGCCAGCATTATGCATTTAGCGTAACAGACATGCTAGTTGCTGACGGCATCCTCTACCTAGCTGTTCACGACCCTGCGAACTCAGCAGGAACTCTCCGTGGCCGCGTGTTGAGTCTAGACCTCGTTACTGGTGTTCTGCACCAAGTAGCTGAGGCATTCAGCGCCGTAGACCCAGACGAAGGTGGAGGTGCTCCGGTTTGTCTCCACTGGTTCCAAGGACAACTATGGGTTGGACTTGATCAAGGCGTAGCCACAAATGGTGCTGCACGCATCATGCGTTGCTACCCTGGAGTCGATTCAGTCTGGACAGCCGACAAGAACGACCTCCAAGGCTATGCTTCATCTATCGTAGACTTCCGTGGGGATCTCTACCTCGGCCTACGCGGCACAACTTCCAACGATGCTGCTGTCTTCAAGCGAGCATCAGCAGGCGGTGCTTACGCATCTAGTGATACTGTTGTAACTGTAACTGAAGACTACTATAGCTCACTCATTGTCTACAACGATGAACTTTATGCTGTAGTCTACTCCGATGACGACTCTGGTGGAACTACACTAATCCGAAAGTTCGATGGTTCTAGCTGGACTACAGACCGCAACGTTGCCACATCAGACAATGGTGGCCTTGCAATCCACCCAGGTCAACCATGTGTCTTTGGTGGTGCTCTCTTCTACACTTTCCGTTCAAGCACACCCGGTGCAGCCGATGGCTTCATCCTACGTAAGAGCGGTGGCACTTGGACCAAGGTTGCCACAGATAATATCAACGGACGACTAGTTCAGGTCGTTGAGCGAACTTAATGGCATTTTACCTAGCACAATCTGGCACAAATCTATATAAGGTAGATCCATCTACAGGTGTTGGGACCCAACTCACACTTCCAACTGGAGTTACGCTCTCAGCAACTCGTAAGCCTCGATTTGCCATCCTAGATGAACAGGTAGTGATGGTAAATTCCCCATCACGTAATATCGCTATTGACGCAGAAGCTAACGTAAGAGTTCTCGTTCCAAGAGCACCTGTAGAACCTCCAGCTCTAGCAGCTGGCTCATCAACTGGTCTAACTGGCGACTATATGGTTCGAGTAAGCTTCCTAGTCCTAGACGATGATGGACAGGTTCTAGCTGAATCACCACTATCCCCAACTAGCGTAACAGTTGGCCTAGCGGACGACGACCTCTCAATTGGACCACTTCCAGTATCTGAGGATGAGATCGATGCCCGCCGCATCTACCGAACAGCGGCTGGAGGATCAGACTTCTTCCGCCTAATCGACATCCCTGGAAATACAGCAGGTGTTACAGTTACTAATAACCTCGCTGATGAAAGCCTGGAACTTCTAACCCTTCTAGCCTCATCTTTCGCATCCCCTCCCGCTACCATCGAAGGTGTTCCACGCCTGAAGAATATCGTAGCATGGCGTAATCGTCTCTGGGGTGCTACTGAAGGTCACGGACTACAAGATGTCATTTTCTTCACCGAGGATGGCTCAACTTACCAATGGCCTCATCGCCTTAACATCAATCCTGTAGGCCAGTCAGCTACAGGAGTTGTGGGCTTCGGTCCAATGAAGAATCAACTAGCTGTGTTCCGTGACAATGGAACATGGTTGATCTCTCTTGGTTCATCAACTGAGAATGTATCTATCACTCAGGTAAGTGAGCAGGGCTGTGTATCCCCTGATAGCATTGTAACTATCGACGATGCAGTCTACTTCCTAAGCACAGATGGTGTCTATCAACTAAAGGCCAACACAGTAACATCCATCTCAGAAGATTCTACAAAGCCGTGGTTCAACACTGGAACCTACTTCAACCGCACCCGATTTGCTAATGCCTTTGCTAAGTATAACGAATCTCGTAACCAATATGAGCTTCACTTGGCTGCGGCTGGATCGAGCAACGAAGATCGCTGGGTAGCATACAACCTCACAGCCAAGACTTGGTATGGCCCTCACAAGACGGACCTATTCACTCCAAGTGCTGGAATGACTTGCGACGATAGCTCAGGACTTCCAGCTACTATTCTAGGTGGAACAAACGGAGTCCTCTACATCGGCAACCAAACTACGTTCCGAGATGGTACATCTACACTTATCGATATGGATGTAATCGGACCGTTCCACCACGCCAACAACCCAGACATCGAACACTTCTGGGGTATGCTGAGCATGTTCAGTCGAGTAGAAGCAAGCGGAACTCTTACAGTCACTCCAACGGTAGGTAGATTTACCAGTTCTGCTGGTTCCGCAATCTCACACGCTCTTACATCAGGTCGTGAACGTCTACGCCGACTCGGTGTAGGCCCAATGGTTAGACTTCGTTTCCAAGAAGCTACCGTCAACCAAGGTGTCAGCATCTACGGCTACGAAATTCCGTTCCATGAAGTTGGAAGACGTTAATGCCAACAGTTAATCCATATCAAACCTATAAAGAGGGCACTGTCGGTGATGGTATTGTTCAGCCTTATGAGCTGGGCGGTGAAATCAACGCCGAGATGGTTGCCCAAATGAACGAGATGTTCAAGGACATCTACAATAGACTTGATAAGGGAACTGCTATCACTCTAGCCGGTCAACGCCTCCTAGGCAGGTTTGCTAACTCTAGAGGACCATCTCAATCCATCAGAATTGGCGATAACCTAACACTTGATCAAAACGGTATTCTCAGTGCTGATGAGCAAAGTGGAAGTTTCGCCCCTGGTGATGTTGGAGTAGTTCATATCGTAACTAGAAGCTTGTCTATAGCAGAGTGGCAGAGTCTTGGTGCTCCAGCAGGTGCTGGACAGTTCGGGACTACTCCGATTGAGTTAGTTGCTGCTCCTGGAGCCGATAAGATTATCGTTCCACTCCAGTGGAGTGCTGAGATTAATACTACAATTGCGGGTCCTCTGCCATCAACAGAGATTGCCCTGCACTACGACCACGCAGACTTCGGCGGATTCACGTTGCTGCCTTCAATCCTATCTGACGACAATAACGTCAGAACGAAGATTACCTGGAATCTCGCTGACCTTAGCGGTGGTTACACAGGCTACTCTAGCCGTGACCCACGTAACAAGGCTGTTGCTATTAACGTCTACGACCAGGGCGATGCCAGTGCATCAACATGCACGGCAGTCATTACTTTCATCTACTACGTAATCAACTCTACACTACCTTAAGGAATAAACATGCCAGCAGCAGGAGTATCATCAGGATGGGTTGGAGCTGCACCTCCTGGAATGGATCCAGTTTACGACTCCTTCGGCCAAATCGTATCCTACAAATCCAAGCCTAAGCCAAATGCATACGGACAGACTGCACCTCCAAACGTTCCAGACCCAGGAAATCAGCGTGCTCCAAACGCTACGGTTCCAGGTCCAAACTACGGAGGCAACAATGCAGCCCTCAATCCTTATGGACCATCTATCAGCCAAAATCAGTATGAGCAGGAACGTCTCCTAGCTCTACAGAATCAGTATGCAACTGATCGCTCTAAGGCTAATAATGCTGCACTCCAAGGACTACTTGGAAGCATGAGCAGTGGTGGAGGATCTGCGCCAGAAGTTCAATACGACGCAGCATCCGCAGATGCCGCACGAGCAGCAGCCTTTACCAACGCCAAGCAACAGGCTGGAAGACTCGCTACCGCAGCACTGAGAAATACTCTATCCACATCATCCGGCCGTGGCACACAAGGTTCATCTATCGAACGCGGAGCCATTGGTGACATCATCGGTGGAGCCGCCGGTGGCCTACAGGATGTGGTTAGAGGTCAGGCCATCAATGATGCACAGGCAATCCAGGATAGAGCTAACACTATCTACTCTGGTCGTATTGCTCAGCGTGATCAGACTCTCAATGCCCAGACTTCGCTTAAGAATGCAATCATTGCTGGGTTGAGATACTAATATGGCTTGGGTACCTGCACGTACGAATCCAGGCGAGAGCTATATAAAGCCTGTTCCTATCAATGCGCCTCCAACGTCTTCCTTTAAGCAGCAACCGCAACCACAACAGCCCCAACCTATTCAATATGTAGGTCCGCCACAGAAGACTGGAATCTGGGCTGGGCATGACGAAGAATTGATGGCAAGACAGCGTGCTGATAGCGCTCGCGATACAGCCGCATATAATGCCAGCCTAGCAGCTGCTTCATCATCACAGCCAGCAAGTCCAGCAGGTCCAGTAGATACTGGCGGCACAGGCTCAGGAGCATCCGGTTCCGGTGCTCCACTCGGACAAATTGCAACCTACCAAGGCCCATCTGGAACCAGCAATGCAGCCCTATCCGGCCTCATGTCTGGTGGACCAGTTCAGCAACCCACACAAGGTGCTCCACAGGGTGTTGGAACAATGTTTCAGCAACCTCGATCTAACCTTGGACAGCGAATGCCGCCATCCCTAGCAGGACTACTGCAAGTGAGAGCTTACTAATGCCAGCATACGGACGAACACCTCCATATTCAGGAATTATCCAACCTGGTGGACTCCCACAGTTTGGTGATCTTCTAAATCGTGCTAGGGAAACTCACGATAATTATGAGATTTCCATGCGTGAGAAGGATCCATACTACGATTCCCACAAGCCAATCAATATGCTGCCAATGCATATGAGCAATCCCAACATGGCAGCGTGGTTCCAGTCCCTTGCAGACCAAGGCGTTGACAAGATGGCTGATTCCTCTGTAGGAGCAGCTAAGGGTATGTGGTCAGGTCCAGCACCTTTCCAACCTACTTTCAATCCTTATGATACAGGCGAGCGTCAAGCAAATGATTGGCGCTACAACACATCTGTAGCTTTCAAAGGCGGCAAGCCAGTTGGCTTGAACGTAGCTGAAAGAAACCCTTCTAACCAAATTGGTTCACCACTAGGGGGACTTCGTGCCCTCCTACCGCCACAGAGATAACAATGCCATATCCAACATCAGGCGCAAGAATTGTAAATGGTAGAACAGTCGGAATTCTTGACCCCCGTCCAGGAGTAGGTAGATCGCTTAACACGGTCACTCCTGAGGAGCTAGAAGGTATCACACCTCCTGAACTCCCTCAAGGACCTGGTGGTATCTATCCAGACCAGAGCAGAACACTTCCTGTTCCTATTAACCTACCACCACGCACACCATCAGGTATGAGCACACAGCCGCCTGAAGGTCTGAAGTTTGGAAACTACCAGAGTGGCTTCAACGCCAATGCTGAGGCTCCAGGCTGGATGGCAGGACCAGGTAGCCAGAGAGTATCTGCTGGTAATCGTGATGCTGTTCTACAAGGTCTACAGGGGCGTCAAGCACCTCAGATGGATCAATACCAGCGTGCCGGATTCGGTAGCCGTGAGGAAATGTTCCGACAGGCTCACACCGGAGGTAACTGGCAGTCAAAGGCTGCACTAAGTTCCCTACAGGATATCGAAGCCGACTCAGACTTCAACCGCATCCTAGGTAACGCCAACCAGGAAACAATCTCCAAGGCTCTGACAGCCCAGCACCCAGCAGTGCAGGGTGGTCTAGAGCAAACAGCCCGTCGTGCTGCTTATCCATCTGTAGCACAGGGAACAGCTATGACCCAACAGGCTCTCTACGCTCTACAGCGTCAGCAGGGTATGGATCAAGCTGATGTGGATGAAGCTGAGACAAATTTGGATCGTGAAGTCCTTAACCGTCTCCTTCAGGAAATCCCTGGTCTATCACAACCATTCGAGAACGAAGATCCAGACTCACCAGAAGCTATGCAGCGTCAGCAACTATTGCTCGACTACCTACAGCAGCTTAGACAGCGAGGCGGTGGTGGAATGGAACAGTCCATTACAAATTCACCCGCTCTTAGAGGACTCAACGGAGTTCGTTAATGCCAAACCAATACTGGGAACCAACCTATAACCCAACTCCAGCACCTATGGGTGCCGGAAGTAGACGACGCCAGCGTAATGTGGCTCCACTCCCTGAGTTGGAACCCATCGAGCAGCCAGAACAGGATGGACTATTTGAAAAATATGGTCCTACAGGTATTCGTGCGCTCGGAGTCCTCCTAGGACTAACACCACTCCGTGGTGCCGGTGCTAGCGCGGTTACAGAAGGTATTGCTCAGGGTGTTGAACAAGCCTATGGAAACCGAGATGGCTTCGATCTCTCAGAGATCGGAACAGCTGGTATCCTTGGTGGACTTGGCGGTGGTATGGCCGGGAGTATTGCAAAGTCTCTCGGCGGTGGCGGTAGCCTGTCTAAGGGTGCCGTTGCAGCCGCTCCATGGGCTGTTGCACAACCTCTTGCTGAAAGTGTCCTCCGTGATCCAGAAGGTGACGGTATTGACATCGACGACCCACTTGGTGTAGCAACCAAGGCTGCCGTAGGTATCGGAACTGGTGCCCTTGCTGGTAAGCTAGGACAATTCCTAGGAGCACCTGGACTTGGTAAGGCTCCGAAGGCTGTTGATGAGACATTTGAAGTTATCCCAACTGCCCGTAAGGGTGGAACAACGTTTGCACCTGATGGCAAGAGCACAATCGGTGTAGGATCTGTAGCACCCATCAAAGCTAAGGGCGGCGTTGCTGGCCTAGTTGATGAAGGTGTTCACCCAGGTCAGGACACTCGTGGTGCTGTAGCCTATCCACAGCATGAAGATGCCGCATCAGGTCTAACATCCCCAAGCGTTCAGCGTTCTATCACAAACGAAACTAGAGCTACCGAAAAGGCAGCTAGAACAGAAGCATCAGCTGCCCGTGAAGCTGAGCGTCAGGCTAAGATTGCTGCTCAGGCTGAAAAGGACGCAATTGCCTCAGAACATCTTACAGCTGCTCGTGAAAGTGGCGAATACGTTCCAAAGGACAGCATCACAGAAACCTACCGTGCTCCAGTAGCCGGTGGAACTGAAACACTAACACGTCGTTGGCTACCAGCAGAGGCCGATGATGCTGCCGAAGGTGGTGGAAACCTCGTAAGTGGTCTAGCCAGAACAGCCCGTGCTAGCGAGATTGATGAGGGTGTAGAAGCCCTTGCCAAGGTCCTAGGTCCAACAGGGCACATTACCCCCGAAGAACTGGTCGCTCAGGGCATCCCAGCCGACATGGCTCAGGAGATGGCTCAGCGCCTTTCTACGCGTGGTGCGGCCCAGACGGCTACCCAACCCCTAGCCGCTGCATCAGATGTCGCTACAGGGGCTACAGTGGCTCCACAGGGGGCAATTAACCCCTTCCAGGAAGCAGCCGATGCCGTAACCCGTGAAATGGGCACAGCAGGACTCCCAGGACCGCCTCCAGCAACCCTAGCTGACGACATCCTAGACGAGTTCCACACTGAGCAGGTTATGAACCGCCCAGTTGGGGCTGGTGTAGGGACAGGTGCGCCTGAAGTTGAGGCCCTACGTGAAGGTGCTCAATCTCCTCCAGGCTTTAGAGAAAAGATTGACGCCATCTTCGCTACGATGGGTCAGCCAAAGCAACCTACAGAACCGCTGATCTCCCCAGAATCCCTAACTCGCACCCGTGCAGATGTCTCAGGTGAACACTACCGTAATCTAAAGAACCTCCTAAAGACAGGTGATGTTCCTCCTACCCAAGCTGGTGCTGTTAAGGAAGGCTATAAGACAGCTGGACAGGCACTTCGACGTGAAGGTGCGGAACAGTCTCCAGAAGCCAAGGCTGCATTCGAGGCAGGACAACCTGCTCCTCCAACTGCGCCTGCCGCTCCTGCTAAGCCATTCAACCTCGAGGAAGAACTAGCTAAGGCCGACGCTGCAAAGGGTCGTCCAGGTGGTTCAATCTGGAACAACCTATCATCCGAACGTGGTCAGGCTGCAATTATGCCTCTCGCACGTATCGGTATGGGTGGTATCGGTGCTGCAATTGGAGGCGCAACCGACCCGCTCGGGGATCCTTTCATGTCCGTGCTCGCGGGCGGGGCTGCGGGAGCGTTTGCTCCTACCCTAATCAAGAAGCTCGGAGAACTTGGACCCATTGCTACTCAAGATGCATCGGTATCCGTTACAGCAGACTCTGTGTTGCAGCATCTCGGATCTCCCGAAGGTGTCCGTAACATCATCACACAGGCTGTAAATACTGCACCAGAGATCATGCGTTCCAACATGCTGATCAACCCAAACTTCGCAGCCAACTTCCTAGCTCCTTACTCAAGCGCTTACATCCGTGCCGTTGAAGCTCACCTAACAGGTGATCCTCGTGGAAAGATTCTTATGGAGCTTCTAAGCAACCCAAAGAACTATCTCGATGAGCTACCAAACGCATGGTCTGAAGCGAAGATGCTTATTGGTGAAGCTGAGCGTTCAGGTGGTAAGATGCTTGGTCATGCCGGTGGCCCTATCGAAACATACGCTGCTGCGCCTGGAACTGCTCTAACGGCTTCCGACGTTGCTATTCGTAACCTCGGTAAGCGTGCAGGCTTCTCTAATGACGAGATGCGTAACTTTACGTTCACTAACGAGCCTGAAACAGCAACAGGAAGGGCTATCGTTAACGTAAAGAGAGGTATGCCAGCTCCTGTTGGAAACTTCCTCGCTCCGTTCCTAAAAACCCTGGTCAACGTTAACGAACAGGGTATCCGTAGAATCCCAGGAATCGGAAGCATCGCTCAGATGCTCCGTCCAGCTGATAAGATCGATCCAATCAAAACCCAGATCCTCCAACAGGCTATGGGTGCTGGTGCCGGAGCCATTGGTTTCGGAGCCGGTTATGCAGCGCCTGATGATCCATTCTGGAATCGCCTCCTAGCTGGTGGTGTGACAAACCTATCCGGTCCTACTGCGCTCCTAGCGGGTGCTGGATTCGTAGGTGGTCAAGCTGCACAGCGTGGAGATGATGCAATTGACGTTGGGTTCAAGATGCTTCAGACACCTCTAACAGAGATGCCTATGCCAAGCGTGGGCCTTCCAAGTCAGTATCTGAACGCAACTGAGAACCTCCTACGCGGTAATCCAAGTCTACCCGCTGGTATGATCCCAGGACGCGGATTCTTGCAGATGGATTCGCTACGTGATCTTCTAGGAATGGAAGAAGCCAACGCAATTAACCAGCCAAGAGCACAACAAAGCCCTCGTCGTCGGGCTAAGGCTCGTCGTCGTCAAAGGGAAGAATAATGCTTGAAGCAATCGTCGCCGCTCTTATCCCCGTAGTTGCCACTTCAATCGTAGGTGGCATCTACTGGGGAGGAAAACTTAACCAGCGCGTTCAGGGACTAGAAAAAGTCAAGGATGAACGTCTCGACTCAATCAAAGAGCTATTCGAGACTAAATTCGAGTTCCTAGATCAGCGCCTCGGACGTATCGAAACAGCACTCAACGGCTACATGAGAGAACCTAGCCATGGCAGACACAGATAAGCTAATCGATGACATCTTGAAGAAGGAGGGTGGTTATGTCAACCACCCTGCTGACAAAGGTGGTCGCACCGACAAGGGAATCACAGAACGTGATCACCCTGAAGCATGGAAAGACAACAAAGTTACCGAGGAGGAAGCCAGAGACATCTACTTGAAGAAGTATGTCAATGGTCCAGGGTTTCATCAGGTTACTGACTACCCCCTCATGTCACAGCTCGTGGACTACGGTGTCAATTCTGGTCCCGCAATTGCCATCCAGGCACTTCAGAGAGTGTTAAAAGTCAATGTAGATGGTGAACTAGGTCCTCAGACCCTCGCAGCTTTGGCTGCTCGTGATCCTCGTGAGGTTAACAACCTCCTCATGGTTGAGCGTCTCCGTATGTTCGGTCGAATCGTAGCCCGTAACAAATCCCAAGCCGCTTTCATCGCTGGATGGATCAATCGTGCCACTGAGTTTTTGAAATGATGCCAAAACGTAATTCCGACTGTCATCCAGAACGCAGCCACTTTGCTAAAGGTATGTGCAAGTCCTGCTACAATAAAGACAAGTGGCACAATGACCCTGATTTTAGGGCTAGACGACTTGCCAAAGAACGCAGAGCGTATGCTAGAAATCCAGATAAGAAGCGGGCATACGGTAAGCAGTGGTATTCCAATAATAAAGATAAAGCAAGGGCTTGGAAACTTAAGCAGGCATACGGACTTACACCAGACGGATACCAGATGATCTACGATCATCAAAATGGACTGTGTGCAATCTGTGGCAACGTTCCACCAACATGTGTAGATCATAGTCATCAAACAGGATATCTTAGAGGTTTATTGTGCTCAAGGTGTAATCTGTTTCTTGGTCACTACGAAAAGAATGAACACATGCTTGACAAATTCAAGGCTTACCTCAATGCCACAGAGTTCCTCAAATAAGATCCTAGAAGCACCAATCCACCTCCTTCCGTTTCCTCACATCATCATCCCAAACTTCCTTGATGCGAAGAACCTGAAGACAAACATCCAGTTTGATCAATACCGTAAAGACATGCTGGCATTGGTGGAACGCTTTGGAACCTACATCGACCAATCCAAGTCCTACAAGGTCACGGATGGTCGCTTAATGGTAAGATATCCAGGCTATGAGCTGCAACCCCATCTTGATTCAGCACATTTTGCAATTACGTGCCTCTACTACATCGGAGGCGGTGGACAACTCTGCCTCTACAAGACCCACAGACCCAGTTTGCAGGATGCCGAATCTTCCACAATCTACTTTAGGGAGAGTGATTGTGTGCTCACCAACACCATCCCAACAGCTCCCAACACCTTCGTCGCGTTCGTGAACACTCCCAATGCTCTCCACGGAGCACCGAAGCACGACGAACACCGATACATCTACCAGTGCCATATCATGGAGGCCAAATGAACTGGAAATCAATCTTCTCCGTAGCCAAATCCGCTATTCAAACATACCTCCTAGGTAAGAAGGTCAAGGATGCCGGGGCCACTCGACTACCTTCGTAATATCTTCCAACCAGGGGACCCTAATGAGGGGAATCCAAAGGTCCAACAGGCAGTAGCGTTCCATCAGATCATGGATCCTTCCATCTCTGATGTGCCTGTAAAGCCCACAAACTGGCTCCAGTCAATGATTTACAAGGGTAGGGATGCTGTAGGTGGTTTCAACCCTCTCACAGGGGGTATCCGCTACGAACCATCCAATATGCAAGGCATGGATCCTCACACCCTCCTAGCACATGAATACCAGCATGCCCGCCAGAGCAAGGCTAGAGGACCTCTAGGAGGCCTCCTAGCTACTGCTAAGGAGCAATTCAGCCCCTACGGGCAGGGTCTACTAGAATCCGAGGCATTCGACGTAGAAAACAAGCTCTACAAGCTCCGAAATCCTCAGGATATTGAACTCCCTCGTTGACAATTCGGCCAAATTGTGGTAGTATCGTAGCACATCCCGGAAAACAACTAGCTAGGAGGCTGAGTGGAAATTCTCTCTTGGGACTTGGAAACATCGTCGTTGAATGCGGACTACGGTATCATCCTTTGTGCCGGATTCAAGATTGTCGGGAAGGGAAAGCCCGAGGTTATCAGTATTGCTGACTACCCTCGCTATGAGAAAGACTGCACAGACGACAAGCAACTGTGTAAGGACATCTCTGAAAGGCTTCTAAAGGCAGACTGTTGGCTAACTCACTATGGGACGTTCTTCGACATCCCATTCCTGAACACCCGACTGCTCTACCACGGTCTACCCCCTGTTCCTCCAACACATGCACACATTGATACTTGGAGAACATCGCGTAACCGTCTGAAGCTACGTAACAACCGACTGGTCACAATTCAGGAGTTCTTTGAAACAGATACCGCGAAGGATTCTGTGAAGGGTCCAATCTGGATTAAGGCTATTTCGGGTGACAAGAAAGCCTTGCAGTATGTCATCAACCACTGCCGTAAGGATGTTCTGGCACTAGAGGAAGTTTACAACAAACTCCGTCCTCTTATCATCCAGCACCCCCGCCGTGAGCACGGTGACTGTAAGGTCTGTGGTAGCAGCAAGCTTCAATCCCGTGGATTCCACTGGACTGAAGGTAACAAGTATCGCAGATTCCAGTGTATGGATTGTGGTCGTTGGTCCCGCTCAGGTGTTCCTGAACGTAAGACTTCAAGACACGATCCAAGACCAATCTAATGCTAGCCATTCCGTGTCCACACTGTGGTCAATCCCTTTACTATGGGCGTGTTCCACATGCACCCGATATGTGTCCTAGTAGACCAAAACCAAAGTGAAAGAGGGGCTTCGGCCCCTCACTCCTCCATCTGAAAGGAGGCTACCATGAAAAAGCTGGTAGTTGCCCTCCTGCTCCCCGCACTAATTCTAGTCCCCGCACCAATTTCCGTAGCACAAAACAATACAATTTCAGCAGAGTGGATGGATACGCTCAATAGGATCCGTCCGTCCGTGGCTCTACTCCAGAATGTCCATCATGGGTTCGATGGAGAGTTCCACGAGAACCGCTGCACAGCATTCAGTATCAACCAGAAGGAACGCTTTTACGCTACCGTAGCCCACTGTGTTGATGATAGTTTTGATCTCAAGGTAGGTGGCAAGGAAGCCGTCATCTTGGTGATTGACAAGAAGTACGACCTAGCCGTTGTGAGGGTGTATGGCGGAGATGCTCCGGCTATCCCACTTGCAGACACAATCGAGGAAAGCACTTGGAAGCCAGACCAGACGTTGGACTGGTGCTCTGAGATGGGTGGAGGCGGGTTCGCTAACGGAAACACGATCCCAACAGCTATGATGGGATGCACAGTCTACGCTAACATTTACGCCGACAAGTGGGAACGTTCATTCGGCTGGTTCAGCACGAACTTCGTAGAGGGAATGTCAGGCGGGCCGGTGGTGAATAAGGAAGGGAAATTAATCAGTATTATCCAAGTGACAAATCCACCCTTCGGCGGTGGAGGAGCCACGTTGGGCGACCTTAAGGAAAAGCTTGGAAAATATTGGGAGTAGGAATGCTACCAACACTACCGTTAGTAGTCGTTGAATGGGATGATGCGTGGGCCGATGCTGTGGCTACAGTCACAGAGAAGGATGTTGGGGAAACCCACCATGCTGAAGTCATCGTAACCATCGGGTGGTTGCTGAAGCAGGACGAGAAGGGAATCTCTATTGCGTGTGAACGCTGTGGGGATGGTTCCTACCGTGGAAGGTCATTCATCCCGCATGGGATGGTTCGCTCAGTGACGCCATTCAGGTTGACCAAGCCGAAACAGAAAAAGGTAGTAGAAACAACAAAGGCCACCGATTAGGGTGGCCTTTTTTATTTAGCGCAAGATTTTAATAAGGTCGTCTATGTTACTAACAACCCTCGTAGCGAATTGATACATCACGTCAAACCTATCAGGGTCGTCATCTAGGAGGATGTATCCTCTTTTCCCTTGTCCGAGTGCCCATCCAAGTTCGAGATGGCCCGACTTTCCAGCGGGTAGGACAAGGACAACGGCATCTGCGCGTTCCAAATGGCGACGATCGAATTCAAATACGTTTCTGGCAGCAAACCCTTGAAGTGCTCCCTGAAAGCCATGACCTCTTCCTCGCTCGTAGTCACGCCATCTATCGTCGGCTTCTGGACCGGCTGCATACCAGTCATCGAAAACATCATGCCCAGCTTCTCGAAGTACATTTGCAATCTCCGGCACCTTTGGGTTCCGTAGGGAACCGATTAGATAGATCATTCACTTGGCCTCTCTATAGGTTCGATCCCATTGATGTAGGCTCCTTCGTAGTAGTCCTCATCCCAGTCAACTTCCCACCATTGCTTACAAGATGGACACTGGATCTCGAAATCATATTGCCAGTCGATCTTAGTGCCACACTTAAAGCAAGTCACCGCTCAACCTCCACGATCTGCACTCCAGCCTCTCGCAGCATGGCCTCCCCGGCCTTGATAGATTCATACCATCTATCAGTCTTTTCCAACCCGCTGCCTCGCTTCCAGACCACCACGGTAGCGATACCGGCACAAATCACAGCCCTCGCACAGTCAGCACATGGAATGCCTGTCGTATAGAGGATCGTTCCACTTGTGCTGATGCCATTTCTAGCAGCATCATAAATTGCAGCTCTCTCAGCATGCTCCGTGAACAGATACTTAGCCGGACGTTCCCTCCGCTCCGGTCTATCTTCCACGCCACGGGGAAGTTCGTTGCAAGCGTTCGTAAGATGTCCACCAGGACCTACTAGAACTGCGCCAATACCTACTGACAGATCCTTACTAAGCGCAGCCGTCTTATCTACAAGCTCCAGATACTCATAATCACTCAATACCATGGTTCAGTCCCCAGCCACAACATGTTATACACGTATCTCAACCCGCCTATTGCGAAGAAGATATACACGACCTGAGCAATCTCAATTAACGTCATCCCATTCCCCCTCGCACCACTTACAGACATCATCGGGCATACATTCCGTGCAGCCCTCTTCATCACACTCCAAGCAAACCTTTGCATACTTGAACGGGTCGAATTCGTCTACGTAGAACTTCCTATCGCAGTGGCTGCATAGTGCCTGTAGAGTCATCTTTATCCTCCAGCAAGTAGACTTCAGCTGTGTAGTCGAACCAACCGAAGTCCTGCCAGAACTTATACCTTGCCGAGCATTTTGAGCAAGTCAGAACCTGTGAGTCCGCTGGCGGCAGTTCCAGTTCCTGTTGGCAAATAAGGCACTCCACTGCTCAATGCTCCCTTGACATATTCTGCACCATTGATATTGAACATCACCGCAGCTGCGTGGTCCTCATCAATGTGCCCACGATACCACTGAATGAAATGGCGCAGAGCTGATTCCTTGAACCGATCAAGCTCAACATGACCCTGAGCCTTCATCCAGTTCCGCTTCTCATACTTCACAGCACCCTTCGTAAGATGCACCTCCCAGCGGTCAAACATAGGACCATCTAGAATTAGCGAATAGTCGGTCTTTCCCTCCGTGGTGTCTCGCACCATCCCTCCGCTAAACTGCTCCCGCTTGCCGCTATCCTTGACTACGAACCCATTGCCGAAATCACCAGTTACTTCCATGTCTTATCCTCCTTAAAAAGCTCAAAGGTCCGTGGAAACTTCTCAGCCACTATCTCAGCAACAGCCTTAGCATACTGTCTAATCTCCCACTGAGCACCCTCAGGTAGCCGTAACTCCAGGAATTGCAACCAGTTACGGAGATTCGCCGATGCCCTCATCCTGCTATACTGATTGACCGGAATCACCAACCTAGCCAATTCTCTCGACAACCCAATCTTAAGCAGATACTCATACACCTTTCGAGACTCATGGCAGGCAGCGTCGATGTCCTCCGTCAGTGCCCAAGCTTGGAGAGCTTCCCAATCGGAATCCTCCGAACCCTGCTTGTTCTTGGTAGACTGCTTTCCAGCCATAATACGCTCCTCTGAAGGAATGTAGAACAGGTCTGGAAGTTCTGTATACCTACCTGATAGCTCGTTGTAGCTCATAGTCCGATGTCTGTGCCATTCTCGGAACACGAAGATCGGAGCCTGGACCTCGATAACCATCCCAGCCATCTCGAATGGGGACATGTGCTTGTTGGTATACAGAAACCTGAGGAGCTTTTCATCCCCTTCAACCCACTCATGATTACAGCGATCTGTCAGAAGCTGGTAACCGCAGCCATACATGATAATACCCTTGGGTTCTAGTGGCTCGTTACATTTCTTACAGTGTTTACCCCATCCCTTAAAGCTCCCACTCGTAGACATCCGGGCAGCTTCGATGATCCTCTCGTCACTCCCCCAAGTTTCAACCAGACTCACATACCCATGATCAAGCACCTTCACGTTTGATGATCTCCTCTAGTTTCTTACAGTCTGGGCACTTGCAGGCTCCATCGTGGGGTGGAATGTCTTTGGGATCGGGTAGCCAGCCAGTTCCGTTACAAAGATCACACCTCAGTTCTTCACACCCATAGAACATGGAGTCCCAATGTGGACATCGTTTCCTCATCCGATGATCCCGTTCTTAGCCTTACGCTTCTCCAGCTTGGCTACATTGGCATCCATGACTTCCTCGAGGCTCCACTTATACAGTGCAGCCAGCCTCACCAGATAGAACAACACATCCCCAAGTTCCTCCTTCAGGTCCTGCTTCGACAGCTTACCATCTGGATTCCCTCTTAGGACTGCTTTCTTATACCACTCCGCAACTTCCCCTGCCTCACCGTTCAGTGCAATCACTGAATACGCCTTATCGGTATACTCCCGACAGTTCTCGTCCACGAAGTTCTGATATTCCGTAATTGTCACTTATTCTCCTCCGCAACCTTAACCAGTCGCTCCAGCATCCTAGCAATCTGTTCCAACGCTAGAACCTTAGCAGTCTCAATAGCATCTGTGTCAACCTTATTATCACCAGTGCGAAATCGTCCATACATTAATGAATAGTCTCCTCAAGATTCGGAGCCTGATCGGGCTGCCAAGGGTAATCCTTTGCAGTCTCAATAGCTTCCTCAACCGTTCCAACAACAGGGAACTCCAGCCAGTGGAACACATTCGTCCTCTCACCAACCAGGATAATCCCCTTAAACGTCATGATAGCCACACCAGTTTCCACAGCCTTACCTGAAGTTTCCTCCCCACGCGCTTGGGTATTCAGGAGCACAAACAGGTCTGCATTCACGACATCCTCGATGTCATGCAATGCTTCAGCCCGCATAACTTCTGGAGCCGCTGCATCCACACTGTCAGCCTTATCCAGATGCTCTGATAGCCACCTAGACGTAACTTCAAATCCTGCATCACGGAACCGCTGTGCAGTCTTTTGAGCATACTTTCGCTCTCTCCAAGGCGCTGCAATATATACCTTTAGCTTCCTTGCCATGTTTCCTCTCCTTGATGTGTTAGGTGCCAGATTGCCCAGCAGTAGAGGCAATCCACTACTGGGACACTAACTGGTCTGTAGTCAGGATGTTTTCTGCACCTAGTTTGATTAGTTCGAGCCAAAACTTCGCCTCCGCAATATGGCACCGCAGGTCCCCAAGGCTGGTATGATCTTTCTTCTCGTTGATCTGAGGATCCACACCGACCAGTTTCGCTAACCTGCGGATATGCCCAACGTCATACGCACTGTAGGCAAGCCGCTTCGCCAATGCTGGCATGTAGTGATTCAGGAACGGCCTATCGTAAGCAGCAACCCCTGAACCGGCTAGGTGGAAGATTGTCTTCCGGTCAGGAACGAGCATCCCCAACCAGTGGAGGACTTCCAACTCCGCTGTCCCTAGCCCAATCGGGGAAGCCATAGCCTTCTCAAGCAGACCATTCTCAGTGTGCATCTTCCTAGCCACATCGCCCCAGTCCTCCGGCTGCGCCTTCGGCCTGATTGTAAACTCAACATGGCCCTGCTCGTTCAGCTTGTTGTCAGTGAGGATGCACCCGATCTGGATGATCTCACTCTCCGGTAGCTTAGTTCCTGTAGCCTCTAGGTCACACCATAGCATACCTTCGTAGATTGCCATTACCGACTCCTCCATTTTGGTCCAGCTACTACATAAGCTGCACATAGACAGTCAACATCCATACACACCTTGGAGCCAACCTTCTTGTGCTTGTCAGGAGGATGCCCACACTCACAATAGCGTTTCTTGTTAGTAAGCAGATCCAACATCTGTTCAATTTGCTCATCTGTCAAGACATCTAGCAGCCTCTTGCTTGAGTAGCCTGTAATCTCTGTCAAATAACCCCTACCATTGCATGTCGGGCATGGGTCATCCTTTACAGTTACCTGATCTACTTCATCATTCCCCATCTAGGCCCTCTTTTGCTCTCGGTTAGAACCACCAAATGCTCACCCATACCATAACTAGCAGGTAGCGGTAGCTGCTTAATGGGCATCTCCATCACTTCCTGAGTGATTGCATCCAAAGTATCTGCATACTCCTCAGGGCACTCGAAGAAGCACTCGTCATGCACCTGAAGTCTCAGATACTGTCCTGCCTCTATGAACCGTTCAAAGTAGAACTTCAGGATGGCTTCCTTGATGATACCAGCCGCTGTAGACTGTGGCCTAAACGCCAACACCGCCTCAGCATCATCACCCGGATACTTGATCCACACCCCATGCTCTCGCTTCCACGAGAACACACGGCTGAATCGTAGAACATACCCGAAAGCATTTCTCAGGTATCCATCCCTATCTGCCTGCAAACGCACTTCGTTGTGCCACTTGGGGATTTCAGGGAACAGTTCCTTGTAGATGTCCATCACCCTCGAAATGAGCTTAACATCGAACATGGTATCTGTTTCCAGATAAATCTTCGCCTGAGCACCCTTCGCACCCTGTCCGAAGTTAATTGCGTGGACTAGGTGCTTGTAGAGACTGTTTCGTTCAGCTCCAAACTCTTTCTTGATTTCTCCAAGCCTCTTGAACAACTTCTCGTCATCCCAAGATAGGAGTGGTAGGTCATTGGCCAGAATTCTTCCACTGTCAAGGCCATGGAGTGCATAGGCGGTATAGAAACTATGAACATCTCTACGGGCAAGTCTGAGATACCCTGGTGCTTTGGCTTCATACCCGACGAGAACGGCTTCAATACCACTATAGTCCCTCGCAAGCAACACGTTCCCAGGAGCGGGAACGATTAGGTTCCGAATGATGTTCTGCAAATCTTCCTTGTTCTTCGTTGGACGAGGAAGGTTCTGCAAGTTAGGATTCTGGCTAGCCAGCCTCAAGGTGCTTGGATTGTGAGTAAAAGATGTGCAAACTCTCCCTCGCTTATCCACTGGCATACCACCTTTAATAACTGGTCTAAGAATTTTCTTCAAGGTATGCCATTCCCTTTGTAGTTAAATCACCCAATTCCAAATAACCAATCATGTGATTACATCTGACACATAATAGACCACGCACTTTACCTGTTTTATGGCAGTGATCAATGTGAAGCCTACTGGATTGACGTGTTTTCATCTTAGGAGTATCGCCGCAAATCTTACAAACTCCATTCTGATTGGCTAGCATCTCATTAAATTGCTCTATAGACACTCCGTATAAACGTTTCATGTTGTATCCACGAAGACTCCGCCTATATTGACTTTCTTTACCAAGTGCCTTATACAATTCTGGATTCTTTGCAACCGATCTTCTGATAGCATCGTAACGCTTCTGCTTCTCTTTATAAGGCATCTACCCACTTCTCTCCTGGCTGAAGCACATAATCATCCGGGACATCTACTTCCTTATATTGAGTTACACCAATATAAGTAGAAAGGAGCTTTTGAACCTGCCTATGCTTACCAATCAGTGGGTACAGCGGGTCGTCAGGATACTTGTTAATCAGCGTCTTCAGTGCTGCCTCGTCATACGTAACCTTACCTTCCTTACGGTCAGTTACGGCTGAGTGGCGAGTTAGCTTCTGATACCTGATTAGGGATGTTTTGCTAATCTTGAACTCTAGCGGCTTTGCCCAAAGCTTTGTTCTAACAGTAACTTTGTTAGACTTTCCTTCACAGCATGGATTTTGTTCTGCTCCCCCGGCGAGAGCCTTTTTAGACTTAGGCTTGAAATGAGCTGCTGTAACATCAAGATTTCCGCAGATGCTACACTCTCTAGTATTTCGCTCGCCATCTACCTGAACCATCCCTTCAGTATTCTTAGGTTCCTTCTTATAGACCTTCAGCTGCCGTGCATCCTGTGGCACAGCAGATTCCATCTCTGCCTCGATCCCATCTAGGATAGTCTGTAGCTGATTCTCCGCATCAGCACGCATCTCCTGGTCCAGAAGCACACCAGTCGAACTCATATAGGCTAGTGCCTCGTTCAACTGAATAACATGTCTCTCAAAGACCTGATCCAGATTGTTTTCCTTCAAATCCTTCCTAATTCCTAGGAAGTTATTGAAGGTCATAGCAGAGTCCTTAGCATTATAGAACGCAGGCTGAGCCTCGTTCAGATGCTTCCACATTGCGGACTTCTGGTTGTAGAATGGTGTTACAAACCCCAGACCCTTTGGGAGCGATGAATTGAGGACATGCCAGGCCAGCATGGCATCGACCTCTCTTCCAATGATGGGCATTTGTGCCCGGACTCTTGGAGAGTCGTAAGCAAGGTTCCATCCAATGAGTGTGGACGGGCTTGCAAACAGTGCCTCCAATGATGGTATATACGATGCAGTCCAGGGGACGCTAACAGCCTCTCCTCTTCGGTAAGCGAAGCTGCAACGCAGAATCGTGTAGTCGTCATCGTCTTCCTTCGCTACCTTCTCCTCATCACTGCCCTGCTTCATAGGGGTTTCAATGTCATACGCCAAGAATGTCTCAGATGGGTTCTTCTGTAGCTCCCGTAGATAGTCCTCCACCCATCTTTGGAACGTAGCTGGATCAGGATCACACATGTAGCGTTCCTCATCCATCACCAACCCGTTCAGAGCAATCTCCACCGCTCGCTGCACTGCAAACTGCAGTACAGGCACTAGGTGGTTGTTGCCCCTCATCAGAAAGCTTGGGTGGTCAGCAGCAATTACCCAGCACTTGTAATCCTTATGCCAGTGTGGGTAGCACTGATAGTCTGCTCGCATGATGGCATCCCTATCGTGGGTTCCCATGATGCGCTTGAACGCAATTCTACCTAGAGTGAGGATGACAGGCGTCTTACCCATCAGCTCACAGTGGAACTTGTGGTCCCGAATGGTAGCATCCAGCAGCGGAGCACACTGCTTAATCGCCTCAGCCTCATATGGCATCTTGGCAAGCTTGTTCCCAGGCGGCTGACAGCTTAGGACGTTGTGAATCCTAAACCCATCACGCTCAATTCCTACCCTCTTCAACTGTTGAAACAGAAAGTGTCCAGCCTTACCAACAACTGGAATACCAGCCTCCGCCTCGTCGGCTCCGGCTGCCTCGAGGACAATTAGAACCCCATTGTCCCCGGTTCCATGCGCTGGAACGTAGCCATACTGTGTGCCGAATGGCGCGCAGCCTAGGATACATGACTTACAACTGTCCGGCTTGATTAGCAATGATGTCCTCTAAGGTCTGGCTCCACGATGTGAAGCGGAAAGCTCTGTCGTCGATGTAGAAGTCTGCAATCGGCTTCCCAGGTTCCGTCCAAATTGAGTCAAATGGAACCTGCCAGTAAAGCATCCAATCCCTAATTACCCTAGGATTGTTACAGGAGTGGATAATAATCTCATGCCCATGCCTCTTGAATAGCTCTAGAGCTTCCTTCGCCCCAGGCATAGGTGGTCCCATCTTCCTCCCAGGCACAGGGTGGGCATTGTCGTGGATGGTGTAGTCGAAGTCAATTGCGAGGGTCATTGTTTGCCCATATAGGATACCCAGTCTTTCGATTAAGTTCCTTCAGTTCCTCTAGAATCTTGGTAAGGATGATTGCGATCTCACCTAGACCTGTTAATACCATATTAGCCCCACTTATAGATAATGTAAAGACAATGCGCCCTACGAAAGTGATACTGATTCTTCCACCTAGGATCCCTCATCCTCGCAGCCGGAGAGTGCTGAATCAGGATATCCTTAGGCATCCCCATCCCCATCTCCTCAGCCAGCTTCATTACATTGTAACTCCACCAGTCTGGTTTGTTGACAATGAGATCCTGTCCCTTGAGGATGAGGCCACTGGTTGCAATGTTACGCTGTTCGAAGATTCTGCGATAGTGGGCCAGTAGGTCTTCAGGACCCTTGGGTAGCATAATTGGGTTATTTGCATGAGTCCGGTCCTCCGGTTTAATCTCTGCTGCCTCAGCGCCCATGAAGAATCGCTTAGTTCCAATTACCCTCCTCAATCCCTTACTAAAGATAAACGGTGGGTCAAAGCACATCACATCAAACTGCCCATCCTGAAACGGTAGATTCCGATAGTCTCCTCTAACCGTAACTTCCCCAGGAGGATCAACATCCACCCCCGTCACCTGGAGCTGGTGGTCCCATTTCCAGAACCTCCCAGCTCCATATGTGCAGTCTAGCACTCTCTTCGCATCAGGGAAGTGTAGCTGGAAAATA